GCAGCCGAACGATAACCAGATGATATCTGAGTAGGTCCGAAATGATCTCTAATGGGTTGAATGACATGTTCAAATAGATCCATCGCGTTCTGTAAATGGTCTCCAGATGGATCATTGTCTATCCCCAGACTTCTGGCTGTGTCTGATCTGGTAAACTCTGCCAGACTAAAATTCTTACTTAATTTCATTCGATATCCTCTAATGGGTAGTTATTTTCATCACATAGGATGATTTCTTTATCGACGTTAATGGATTTTGATCCAATAAAGTTAGCCAATTCCAATGCAATTTCAGATACAGGTCGATCTGTATTAAACACCCGAGTCCTGGCATGACGACAGTTTTCTATGATATGTGCAATAAACAAAACAACCTCCTATGAGAGATGCTAGCTAACCTAAATGTTTTATCCAGTTCCACTAGCAGGTATCTGGCCATCATACAAGTTATGGCGGAAAAGAGCCATCCCCTGAATCTTCTCGATTCTTTAGAAATTCATCCATCTTAGGACACACTTCAGCGTGAGTAAAAAGTACCAATTCAATATACATCTTCCCACAGGCAACACATTCAAATATAGTATCTTCTTTCCATACTGAATGTCTTGGGAGTCTACTGTCTAGCTGGTATGGAAGCTTCAAAATAATGCCACAAATCATTAAACTTATGTTCATATAACTGCCCAATACCATTCACCACTTCTGGCGTGAGGTTACCAGACTCTAGCATTTCAGCAAGGAGTTTAATATCATCGGTAACACCCCAGCAATTCATAATCTGTTGCTCATATTCAAAACGATCATCATAATTCTTCATCATAAATCCTCCAATCCAGTAACGAGTCCATCAAAATCTTCATCTGGTCCTAACAATTCAGCCAAAACGTAAACAGCATCTGGATCATATTCAGATGCCAGATACTCCAGATAATCGTCGCGGTCAATGTAACCATTGCTTTCATATATAGTCATCGGAACCTCTTCTCATTTAATATACCATATTATATCACAAATCACAAGAAAGGTCAACTCATTTCTTATATATTTTTAGTATATAGTTATACCGATTCTGCCTTATTGGCTTTAGTCTTTTGTTTAGTTTTTTTATTTTTCACCGGAGTTTTTTTACCGAAGATCCTATCCCAATTATCCTCAAACTTCTTTGAGTTGGCTTTAGTTTTGATAATATCGCCGGTGATGTCGTTCTTAGCTGCCATTTAAATTCTCCACATATATCCCACACTTCTTTAGAAAATCAATACCCTTAGTATTTCGATATTCTTTATCATAGTATACAGATTCAATACCTGTCTGATATATAGTCTTAGCACACGACATGCATGGTGCATGAGTAACGAATATAGAAGACCCTAAACCAGCTTCATTGGATCTCGCGAGTTTTGCTATTGCATTAGCTTCTGCATGCAATACCTCGTCTCTTGTGATAAGAATACCATCAACGACATCTTCACACACATTACTCCAACCAGCAGGGGTGCCATTATAGCCGATAGATATGATGCGGTCATCTTTCACTATGACAGACCCAACCTGCAACTTCTTAGCATAACTATGTTTGGCGAATATACGAGCCACCGACATATACGATTGTTTTGCATGTTCTTTCATAAAATATTCTTGATCATTTGATAATAGTTCGGTGCATATGGGGCACTGATCGGTTTAATAATCTTATCACCCTTCTTATTATTACACGAATAGCACGCAGCAACTAGATTCTCCCATGTAAATGGTCCACCTTTTGATGACGGTATTACATGATCAATAGTGAGCTCCTTGCGTGAAAATTTAGTAGCACAATATTGGCATATAAAATCATCACGGTAAAACACATTATTCCTGGACACATTTATCTTAGTTTTACGGCGAATATAATTCTTAACCGATACAACCGAAGGTACCCTGAACGATTCTCTAGTAGTGTGAATCTCCCAGTCGTCATAGTACTCAATTACATAGATCTTATCAAGCCACCAGAGCTTCATAGCATGTTGCCATGATATCTTGGATAGTGGCAACATTGACAATGGTTGACCGTCTGTATTGAGTACTAAAACGTCAGACATGATTAACTTCCTATGTAGGTTTTTGACGCACACTTGAATGGGGGTTGCCGGGCTTGCCCCAAATAGATTTTGCCTCGTATTTATTATTTAGCGCATTTTTAGGCATCGATGATGTATTAACATTGACCATGACACGTTTGCCTTTAGACCAGCTCTTGACCTTACGCAACATTTTATTAACTTCATATAACTCATCAATCATAATTCATCCTCTAAATTTTCTTTTATTAACCACGAAGTCACCAACACCACGAATCTTCATGTATTCAATTGCACCATTACGTGTCCAGAATCTCTTTATTACCGGGTAGCCACCACAGCGATCCCTAACCTCCCATAACATTATCTATACCTCGAACGTTTTATTAACATCAAATTCGGGATTCAACTCAACTGCATAGTAACCACGTGGATTACATAGAACATTAGTACCACCGATATTATAATCAGAGGTGTTATGCATATGACCATGGATCCAATATTTAGGCTTATAGTCAACCATAAAGCTAGATAGATCTGTAGCGAATGCAGGTTGCAATGAGGTTCCAATATAACAATCAGGCGAAGACTTAAATGAAGGGGCATGGTGAGTAATTACAACATCACCTTCCTTCACATTCCTCTTCAGATATTGCATAGATTTGTGATGAACCAATCCAGCATCCTCAGAACGGAACCTACGGTACGATTCACCATAACGAATACAACGGAAATCATTCATACCTATATTAAGGAAATACTTATCTGAAGGGGTTCCACAATCTGTCCATAATGTAGTACCGTGGAACCAAGTGCCCTCAATCTTCACAGAACTATTCTGTAAAAGATGAATACGAGGATCTAAGTCTTCTTTTAATTGATTGTCGAGATGAGAAATATTAGAATTATAATATTCGTGGTTACCAGTAACATAGATAACGTGCTCAAATCTTCCAGCTTGTTCATTGATCCACTCCACTCGTCCTTTAACGTTAATATCACCAGCAAGAATGAGTACATCCACATCAGCAGCAGGTTCTTCAGTCATAGCCCCGATCTCCAAATGGAGATCACTCATATACTTAATTTTCATTAATACCTCTTCATGACATCTTTAATTTTGATAGTGTCTAATACACCATCTCCAGGATCAACTAAGATTTCATTGAAGTCTTTTGGATTAATGCCTTTAACAACACCAGTGAAGGTCTTGCCTTTGAATTTATAAGTGACCTTATCACCATGGACGATAGGACCCTTAACCATTTCTGTAAATGTTTTCATTTAAATTCCAATTAATATAACTATTAATATAATACCAAGTGCAATGGAAAAGACTGTTCTGGTATTATTCTTAGCCCTTTCCATTGCACTTCTGGCATTATTTATGCCCGTAGTACGTGTGTTATGATATCTACGTTTAATCAACATTTCCATATGGGGTGATTTGAAACCTCGGCCGTTTAAATAGTCATCTGATGTGTAATCAAATTTTATCCGGCATTCGTCAAGTAATAGATTTATATCTATTGGAGTATACTCACTAATCTTATCTATGTACTGGACGCACGTCATTTCCATGACACCCACCAATATCATACAACATTAGTCATCTCCCTTGATAACACGTATAATCCTCAACGCTCCCCATACACCACCGATTATTAATACTAGCGGTACTGCGGTGACCACGAATCCATACAACCCGATAAACAAAAATGCAACTATAGTCACAATAGCTATGAGGGCCCAATCATAAAATGTCAACCTATTCATTATCGTTCTCCATCAAATGTAAACACCTCAGATATGGAATCCATAAGAGATGTGTGTAAAATATCCACCATAGCATTTAATAATGCAGTATCGTCATCATCCGCGAGACTGCATAATTTTCTATGTGCTTGTTCAAAGCCATTCTTCAAACCAACCTCGACGGTGGATGACATTAAATCATATTCTCTAGCTTTCATAGTAATCAATCCCATTAAACTCCGCATTAATTTGCTTGAGTATTTGAGCGCGACATTCATCCTGGATGCGGGAGACCATAAATGATTTTAAAGATCCCATATCACAAAATATGTCTTTATACTGATCAGGCATAACCGAACTGATTTCGAAATCAGTTAAATCTATCGGTTGAAATTTACTCATTACAGTGCACCTTTCTTGACAAGGATAACAGTACTAACAACGCATACTACAAGCAAACAAACCAAGATATCAGTAAATATACCAGTTGCTTCGAATGCGCGTGAATTGATAAGAGCCTGTTCTAAAAAATCTTTCATAATATAATTCCTTCCTCATTTAATATACTATATTATAGCATAGATCCTAAGGAAGGTCCACTGGTTTCTTATACTAAATTGTTATAATGATACATCATTCTCAACAATCCAAGCAGCATATTCTGATTCTGTGGAGAAATGTTCAATCACTGTCAGAATGGCTGCGCAATCCGATCTGCGCAATCCGATGCCATTTATATAATAATCCATTAAGTTTAGTTTGGTGATCTCATCTTTCAATTCACCAATAGTCATATTATCATCATTTAATATCATAATTTATCCTCTTTGTTTAGTGTTTGCTCTGCAGAGCAATTGCTCTGGCTCCCATCCTTCATATACCCAAGACCTCGTAAGAAGTTCTCGAAACGTAGCATCATATTAGTCTGACACATACCTGCACCATCAAATACCATCTGTGTGTAGTCACCATTTTCTGATCTGGAACTAAACTTAATTATGTTTTGTGGCTTCTTTAACATCACTCACCTCCCGCCATTATGCCGGCACGTTTAGCATCTGCAATTACATTTTCATTAGTAACATCGTCTAGTGTACGCCACCCAACATCTTCACGATAATAGATAGCATTCAACGGCGCATTATCAATTGCTGCACGTTCTTGTTCACGCTTGATATAATAACTAAAAGATCCAAGTCTAACTCCCCAGAATCGAATCGCTAGATAATCACTTGGTTTATTCATAATATAATTCCTTCTCATTTAATATGCTATACTTATCACCAAATTCTTCTATATCACTCTGTAACTGAGTGAATGCTCTTTCGGGGACATCATCACCCAATACACGATGTCGTGATAAATGCTCCACCATACCAAGTCTAGAATCTGTTGTAAAATCGTCAGGTAATGGCGCATCAATACCGAGCTTATTATTCGGTCGTTTCACTGGAGGGACTAAACTACACCACATACAGATACCACAGTCACCTGCGTCAAATGAATATACGTCTGATTCAGCCCATCTAGAATAGCTCATTAATTATCCTCGTATTGTATACTACAATCCATTTTATGATTCATACCTTTCACCATACTACAGATAAAAAGTATTCTCATAATCATCCGACGCCATCTGCTCACATAGAGCTTCTTGTTGCTCTTCATCAGTCCATGGCTCTGGCTCTGGATTAACCATTTCCTGCCATCTAGACTCAAGTTGGGATTGCTTCGACTCACCAACAAACATCCATGCTGTAGCATCGCATATAAGCCAAATTGCACCAAAGCGACCAACCTCTACCTGACGTTGATAAACATCTTCGCCAAACAAAACCTCAGTCACTTCAATAGTTCCAACAATTCTCATTTCAGTCATAATCTAATTCCTTCTCAATTCAATATAGTTATATTATAACCTATAACGCACCAAAAGTAAACCCTTTCCTTAGACTATTTTATTATAAGGATATATCCTTCATAATCAATTACTCTCCATCATTTGTTGGAAGTGTATAATGCCCACACAACCCATAATGAATATTACAGAAAACATCTTAGCCGCATACTTTCTAGACCACGGCTTGGTCATCATTGAATGGGTTATAGTCAATGACCAAATAACTTGAACAAATGTAATTGCCCATAGTGCTGCGCCGATGTAACTAGTATCAGTCATTTCGTTCTCCATATCCATAATCAACCACCACTGGGAAACGTGGCACACCATCTGGTGTCAATTCAAAATATCGTACCGTTGCCCATGCAGGACAATCGGCATTCAATAGATCTCCCATCTCAGCTTGAGTTCCTCGAACACCAGCGTCGAATCCATCAAACTTAAATCTCTTAACACAACCAGACCAATTACCTTGACCTTCTTCAACAGCAACTACATCAAATTCTTCTGTGATAAATTCTTTACGTTTCAGGAGATTCTTAGATCGTTTGTTCTGGTATTCCGAATCTTCAATACGAACCATCTGACCTTCGTAACCCACACTAACATATCCAGAATAAGTATCATCAAGATCCTCTACACTTTCACATAAATGATTAGGTACTAATTGAATACACTCAGATCCAATCCGTAGACCACTTTTTCTATATAAGAATTTACGACGATTACCCAAACCCCACTCAGGCACGAATGGATCATAGCAGTCATATATGTGGTATTGTACTAATGCCTTAGACTTCGCAATATCCTCTGGAGTATGTTTTGCTTTACGAACAATAGATGTTATTGTATTAAAGTCGTCCTTCAACTCATGGTTGTATAACTCACCATCGAGAATTATATCTGGATACTGCCGAAAGAAATTGTCTTCCAAATATTCCCAGACATGGGGGACTGAAGTAATAGGTTTACCAGTACGAGTCCATAGACCATCTACACGAGCGATACACCGGATCCCATCCAACTTGGGTTGTGATATGACCGGAAACTCTACCGGCTTCTTTAGCTTAGCATAATCATTAGCAAGCATAGGTTTAAACTTAGCGAAGTTATCAATATCATCAATGTCGAGAAAATAGCCAGTTTCTGTCTTTTTCTTGAGTTCAGCATATGATTCCGCAAGTGCCTGGATGTATCCTGTTGTTTCATTTTTCTTACCAACGTTCTTGGGTTCAGACAAACGCCATTCAGATACTACCATTTTTCCATCAAGTATACCTGTAATGACACGCCAAGAACCTTGTGAACCGTTCTTGGATACTTGAGCAGTCCATGATCGGATCTTGCCTGTAGTGTCTCTCTTATATAATGTATTTAAAGATTCAATCATTTTCATATATACACTCTGTAAATAAACGGGGAGTGTAGTTAATGTTCTCTACACATGCGTTAAAATATCTACTATCTTGTATGGTAGCTGTATGCACATGACCATGGATGTTAGTACAACCACGCAATTCGTCGGGATGAATTGGCGTATGTGTCAACCAAGCACCATGACGTTTAAATGTAGATCCAATCTTATTAACTAGGCCTTCATTAAGAATCGTTCGGATGTTTCGTTGCCGTACAGCATTATCTGTATCGTGGTTACCTAACACCAAGTTAACCTGAAGACATTTTGATGATATTCTACGGAGATACTCCAGCGATTCCTCATTAAAGAAACAGTCCCCAAGCATCCAGAGAGTATCACGTTCACCAACTGTAGATAATATATTATCCATTATAATGGTATCATGCTCTTCAATAGAAGAAAAGCCTGTACGATAATTAAGGATATTCTTATGACCGAAGTGTAGATCGGATATTACGTATACATCACTCATCCTCGATCATTATCCATTCCCATTTATCTAGGGGATATCTAATGAATGCCTCTTCTAAAGAGTACTCAGCCCAGGCAAACCCATAGCCCACCCAAAATTGCCAAACTGTAACCAATCCAGTACCAGACTTAATGTTATGGCAATTGAACATAACTTCCATTTTTTTCTTCTTAGTAGCATCCCAGTTTTCCACAGACGTGGATGGGGATACGCCAAGTTTAACACGATCTTTGAATTTATGATCTTCACCAACACAGGTGTCATAATCATCTTCGTAAGGGTACATGTTCATAACAATCTCCTAGAATATTTCAGTACCATGAGCAGCGGACAAAGTCATCCCATCAAAGTTGCCTTTAGTGAGATACCAATCATATTCAACTAAACCTTCCCGACCAATAACATGGTCAGCGATAGCAAGGTAGTGGTAGTTTTGACCAAGTCGTTCCCTATTAAATGCGGACTTTTCCCATTTATCGATCTGTTCGATATATGATAAAATAGCATTGCGATACGACTTCAATACCTCAACATCCAATTGGATCATTTTCTTGTCCATGATTATGCCCATAAATGCATTTGAGATAGACGATCACCGAAGGTGTTATCAGTTAACAATGAACCGTTCTGAAATGTAGAGAAGAAGCCATCATCATACTCACCAGTAACGTCTTCGAAATCCACTACACGTTCAAGGATGATTCCTTCAACTACACCTGTTGAATTAACGTAAGTAACTTCACCTACGATGTAATCAGATTCTAAATTACCAAAATCCTTTGCCATGATGATTTGGCCGATTTGAGCTTTGAATGATGTGTTTGATGTGTTCATAATATAGTTCTCTCTTTCAATTCAATATAGTTATTATATCACATTTACGAGAAATGGGCAACACCGTTATTAGACTATTATAGACTAAGCTTAATCATTTATCTGAAGCTGCAGCACCTGAAAATTTATAAAATTGGATGGATAATTCTGTCCTGCTACCTTTATTGGGATTATCAATCTTTTCCGACTTCATGATTTGGGGATACCCCTGATCTTGCTTTTTCTTGGCCTCCATCATCTTCTTTTCATTCTCCTCAGAGAAAGGAATTTTATATGCACGAGGTATTTTAGATAACTTCAGATCTATAGCCCAGATGTATATCCACTCTCTGTTTGGACCAGTATAATGATGCACATACATTTGCTCCATACCTTGGCTAGATATCGATACGGGGTATCCCATAAGAGACTCTGATATCTTATATGTGTATGTAGATAACACCAATACGATCGGAATGATGAGATACATGAGTGGGTTATGATTGCCATACTTTATCATAATAAAAATAGAGAATGCTGCAATCAGAAAAAAACTTAACGTTGCAATTATTCGGATCATGTCAAAATCAATCATAATGGTATCTCCTCAGTTATCGATGATGTGATACCAGCTAATGAGGCACTTATTTGGGAGAATTTTATAATATTAGATGGATGATTATTGAAGCCAATAAATTTATCATCAGGACCTACTGTAAATCTTACTATAGATATTTGCTGACCCCTAGCCCTATATACACCAGAATGTCTGTATACGTTCTTATAAGGATTGACCTTTATAACTTCCACATAAAAGTCTTTCGGGTCTGCATTAGTTCCAACACCTCTTGAATATACATGTATCATAACTTGATACTCTCCGGGAATAGTGCCTCGTAATGTTACAGTTTCTTCATTGATCCTTAATGTGGTGGCATTGCCATATTCATCAGTTATCGTATCATTTTGGTTACCGACATCATCCTTCTCAAGGTTCATAAAGCCTGCGGTCTTACCTCTAAAGCTAACAACATTACCGTTAGGATCCATGACCCACAGATCGATATCATGACCTACATTTTCATCCCATACGAGGTTGATAATATACTCGGCCTTTTTGATTATGTCTGCATTTTTTGCTGGTGGTTGAATCAATAGATATGCTATTATAAACATTGCACCGAAACCCGCCAAGAGGATCCAAAGCATGTCGAGGAACGCTATCATACTCTTAAACTTAGATCTGTCCATGGCGATTACTTCCCCTGATCAAATTCTATATTCATCAGAAGCACTTTAGTACATAATGCCCCAACCATTCCAACGATGGTGGTATACATTGCAGTAGATAATCCTGAAGCCATATGGGACAATGCTGCCTTTAGATCATCGGGGTCGGATGGATCGATATCGTGGAAGATCTGGCCGAATAAGTATATCATACCAGCTACTGTACCAATAAGCCCTAATGTCATCATGGCCTCGGAGAGGAACCACGAAATGTCGACATACTTATCTGTTCTACTAGCATACCCAAACTGATTATTTGCGTTAGCCACACGCATAGATGCAAAACCAGTAAGAATTATAGCAAGGCCAAATACAACGTATATTCCATTACTAATACCAGTAACATCAGCTTCATATATGTCATTGAATATATCATTCCAATGCAATGCAATGCCACCGCATAAGAGTACAGATACAAACGCCCAGTATCTTAAAAATGTCTTTTTAGTATTGGCCATTACTCTGCTCCTCTTCAGCTTCATCTAGGGCTCTATTGAACTCACGTATACGTCTAATAACACTCATGAAGTCTACGATTGTTGTCCAGCGGTCTATGAAAAATCCCATTGAACTTTCCACTCTACCAAATGCATTAAGTACTTGGAATAATACACCCAACGTAATTAACTGTTGGAAGTATGAGGGTGCTAAGACGATTAATGCTATATTACCTACACATAAACCGAATGCAGTTTGCCATACACCAAATCCCATATACCAATTAAATAACCTATAGTAGTTTCTCTTGATTGATGTGAACATAGGGAACAGCATGGCTGTCGATCTATATGCAAAATCATCTTCCGAGAATACTAATTGCTTACGAAACTTAGCCTCAACTACCTGGTTATTGTATTCCAGCTTAGGTAATTTCCAACCAAGAATTACTGATATCAGTGTTCCGCCGAGGGATACACCCAATGCCACCCATACTAAGAATCCAGGAATAATCTCACCGTTCCATACAGGGAGGCCTTCTGATAGTTCCCATAGTATAGGAAGGAATGCAAATAATACTAATACTGCAGAGAAGAATCCAGTAAACAGTCCTTGCAATGTCTTACCAAAGATCATTAAATCTTCTTGAATCCGCTGCGAACCACCTTCAATTTTAGCTGGGCATCGTTCCCATCGCGTAAGATAGTGGTGGGTATTTGCCTCTCGCCATGCGAAGCAATATCGTTGGGTCTGCCATACTGCATACGTGGCTATAGGCGTATATAGTACTATAATCTCAACAAATGATGGTTTGGTATCCTCAACCAATAATAATAGGTCTGTGAATCTAGCAGCATCAAATGATATGAACTGAGTCCAAAACCTCTCTTCTTGTAATGATTGGATAATATCATAAATCTCTCGATTCCATGCATTATAAAATACTAATATTTGAACCGTATACCATGAGATTGCCATCAAGACAGCTAACATGGCCCATGCATAAAATGCCCGATTCATAGTTCCAAAAAAAGACTTTAACATAATCTACCTCTCCAATCCAGACATTACATTTTCACCTGTATAGTCCCAAAAATCTCTATAGTGGGTAGCTAGTTCACGTAGAGCAGGCGTAGCTTTCCAATCAAGAGGGTTAAGCCAATACATACTCGTGCCGGGAATAATTATAAAGGCTCTCTGAACTTCTTTATTTGTTACACCAAGATGGTCTAATAGTTTCAGAAGCGATCCAGCTGTTCTATATGCAGAAGCTTCTAGTGCACGCTTACCTATCATCCCTAAGGATTCTTCTGGTGTTCTTGGTCCGTGGATACCCAACCACACATCACCTATTAGGTATCTAACGTCACCAGCAATAAACATAAGTGAGCAAGCGGATGCACAGACTATTCTGGGATCATCAACTTCCTTACCAAGAGCTTCCTGTGATTTTTCATATACCAATCCAGGCGTGTACATAATATCACCATTTTCGTCCAATACAGGAGTATCTCTTACAATGGTGATAACATTACGCAATTTGATGTGAGAAGCCAGACATGCACCCTCTGCGAGGACTCCACCCGGACTCTCTAGGATAAGGGCAAATGGTGTATTTGTTGGGAGTTGTGGTACAATGTCTTTACAATCATCGATCCCGACGGAACCAGTCAGTGAATATAATGTATCTGATATCTTCTTTAGTGTTAGGTGTTTTTCTTCAACCTCTTCATCAAACCAAGTGACGCTATCCCCGTGTGATATTTTTTGAGTGTCGATATAAGTATAGTATGCATAGCCACCAAGGCTAGCGGAAACTATAATTAATATTATTAAGAAAAACCCAGTCTCTCTAAAAAAGGACCTGAACATATTATCCACCATTCATTTAATTAATTATCCATCTCTGGACTATCATCTTCATACCACACTTTCAATGGCATTTCATAATCGGTATTGTCCTTATTACGTCTTATAACATTCTGCTCTTCCATGATTTTAAGTGTCCCAGCAACACCTTCTGCGACACCCGCATTGTAACTCTCAACTTCAATCTCAACTTCAATATCAGTGCTAAGACCTATCCTATAGAAGTATATAGCAGTAATCGCAATCAGAAGTAAATCGAACCAGATCATATTACTTGAATCCATTGAACTTATTTTCCATTAGAGCCTGTGGTGTGACATTCTGTTGGGGCTGACCCACTAATGTTTGTGCAGACGATTCAACATCATACAACTTCATCTTCGATTTATCAACACCGATAACAAACCGCTTATTGATACCAGGATCATTATATCGATTCTTTAACTGCTTAACCATAATCTGATTGAGGCCTTCCAACTCTTCATTGGTGATCAATGCAAACATTAAATCTGCTGTTGCTGGTAATCCGAAACTCTCAGATGTATTAGTAAGATCGACATCAGAAGAATCAAATCCTTCTCGGTTAACCTGAGTCGCAGTCATGATAGGAACGTTGAACTCTACGGCCAATCCACGAATCTCTTCAGCTATAGCTTTAATATATGTATAAGAGTTAATGGACCCACCCATTCCCTTCATGCGCGCAGATGAACATATATTAAGATAATCGATGAAGATAATATCAGGGACGATATTACGTTTCAATTTAATCTCAGATAACAATGCTCTGAAATGCCCAGTGTGTGCCGAACCTGTAGGATACTCCTTAACGATCAAATGCCCATTAGTCTTCGCAGAAATCTTAGACACCTTATTAATGAATATATCATGATCCAACGTAGATAGCCGGCCGATATCAACATTCATCAAATTAGCATCTATACGTTCTGCTATCCTCTCTTCTGCCATCTCCATAGTAATATATAAAACGTTCTTACCCATAGACAGACAAGATGCTGCGTTGTGGCACATGAATAAGGATTTACCAGCACCAGTACCAGCAAGGATAACACTTAGTGATTTATTAGGCAACCCACCCTTAGTAATCTGATTAAAGTATTCCAAATCAAACGGAACTCTTGTCTCTTCAGCATTATAGAATTCAAAACGATCTTCAGCATTGTCAATATAATCATGACCAACCGAGGTATCAAACGTCACCGATAATGCCTTTTGAAGTAGATCAGGCATAGCATCCTTACTTAGATCATCGTGAGCGCCGTTGATGATTTCAATTGATTCAAGTACAGCAAGGTGAAGTGCCCTGTCCTGGCACCACTTCTCGGTGCAATCAACCAGCCAATCCTTCTCAACAGGTTCAACGTCTGCCTTTAATAACTCAACAGCTGAACTATAATCACCGCCATCAAGCTCTATTAGAAGAGTCTCTGCTGTGGGTAACTTATTATACTTATTCACAAAATTGACAATATCATCAAACACATTACGTGCAACGCCTTCGAAATATTCACTCTTAATGAATGGAATTACCATACGGGTATATTCATCATTCATGCAGAGGTTTCTGATTATCAGTTGCTCAAGATTCAACTTTATCTCCTAGTCGATATTCACCACTATCTAATGCATCATATAAAATGTCTTCCAAGGCCTCACCTAGTATATTATAAAGGCCTATGCCATTAACGTCAATACCACGAGGATTATTCACGACATCAAATACGTAGGAAAGCTTGGCTTGATCCTCGTCTATAACTTCAGCTGATACTTTACCTATGATCGCCTGTACGCCGAAATAATCACTATCAGTATCTGTAATCTCAATAGCCCAATGTTCATCATTATCCTCAATAGATACTATATCATAAAATTTACTCAAAATCGATATCTCCATCTAGCATCGGCTTACATGCGATAGTATAATAACTCTTAATAAATTCTTTAAAGTCGGTGCCGTTGAAAATAGGATCCCAGAAAGAGCCACTAAGAGTATCTTTCTCGCGATATTTAGCACCAACAAGCTCACCAGTATCCTTATCAACCAATTGATACCACCCATTAGATGGTTTAGCTACATAGTTACCACCTAATGCAACCTGCAATAGTCCCGAGTACTTTTCAATGCCACCATCCCATGTAACTGAGATAGGAATTTTGGATTTCTCTTTAACGAATCGTGATTTCTCCACATTGATAATAAAATGATATCCCCTGATATCTGTACCAACTTTCTCCTGGCGGCGTCCGATGATCCAAATATTATCTGCAGAATAGTAGATACCAGTACCACCAGAAACAATCGCTTTTGGAAATAATCCAATCTCTTGATATGTGTGGTTGATAGCCAACATAGGAATATCTTTCATAGTAAGGTATGGGGTCACCATACGGAACAATCCCTTCAGGGCCTTTGCTCTTGACATATCTGCTACTGATTTTTCAGATTTAGCATCTTCCAATTCTTTCTTAGACGCCAAATTACCGATGGAATCGATTATGATAATGATCTTATCCTTACGCTCAACCTCTTCTAACTGAGCAACGATGTCAAATTTCAATTCCTCTACGTTCGCGATAGGTGTATGTAAGACCCGAGAAGCATCAATGCCAAACGATTCAAAGTACGATTGGGGGGATCCGAATTCAGAATCATAAAATAACACAATAGCCTCTGGATCCGCATCTAAATAAGCTGCCGCCATTAGCAATGCAAAAGAGGTCTTAAAATGCTTAGAAGGCCCTGCTAATACAGTAAGACCCGCCGTAAGACCACCATCAATATTACCAGATAATGCCACGTTAATCATAGGTACCGGTGTCTGTACTATGGCTGTATTTTTAAAAATCTTAGAATCTGATAAGACATCAGTTGCCTTGATTTTCGAATTCTTTTTTAGTTTATCCATTATGGACATGTGATGTATACCTCATGTTTGTTTGATATTTATATTATAACATACTTTCGCCAATTAGTACACAACTTTCTGTGATATTTCCCTTTCACTTGGATCATAACAACTGCGATATTCTCGATTGATATTTGAAACTTCTTCTAAGAGTGGTATGTCGTAGTGATGATTAAGTGCATTGATATCTTTAGTGAAACATGCACCGCCATAACCACGTCGCCCGTCAGGGCCAGGCACTTGAGTATGTGTCACACCAATCCTAGGATCTGCAGACATAGCACGAGTGAAAGTGGGCCAATCATCTCCAGTGAACGCATCCTGCATCTGATTAAAGAATGTCACCTTCATCGCAAGGAATGCATTAGCAGAGTATTTAATCCATGATGCGGTACGGACGTCAGTGAGGTGACATGAAACGATTTGTGAGGATGTATGATCGTTATATAGATTCCTGAGAGCTACTGTATTATGAATATCACCACCCATAACTCGGATTGTAGGGTTCTCGAAATCATAATCAGCATACTGTTCTCTTAGAAACTCTGGGTTATATACAACGTTGTCATAATCCTCATAAATATCGTTGATAATATCAGCAATAACTGTAGACTTAATAACAATGACTGCATTGGGACAATCAATGCTACCTACTGACTCTACTAGTCCTGAGACATCAATACCACCACCCACAGCCATTGGTGTAGGAACACATACAAATATGAATTGGGGGTTGAAATCATACAGGCCTTTATAAGTATTGTCCGGGTGTGTTATTGGGTCGATGATATACTGTGATAGGGACTTAAACCCTCTACTGCATGCAGCACCTACAAAACCATTACCTATAATTGCAATCTTAGGATCCATACCCACTCTCCTGATACCAGTCAATAAATTTACATATTCCATCATTAATATCAATGTGGGCGCGCCACCCATACGATTCCAATATAGAGTTATCAGATAGTGTCATGATACTTTCATATTCATTATACCCCTCCAATGATATATCAGTGCTGGTTTCTAGATGATCAGAGATATACCGAACCATATCAGATGTTGATGTTGCGACACCAGACCCCACATTAATAATATCTTCTGTCGGCTTATTATCGATTACACATACAATGGCCTGAACCAGGTCATCAATATGGGTAAAGTCTCTAAGATACTCACCATCACCTCTTAATACTAATCCTGTATCATTGATAACACTTTCTGTGAATTTCCATAACGCCTGCTCTGGGCGTCCCCAATCACCATATACAGTGAAGAATCTCAAACCCCAACTCTGTATGGACGCCTGTTTGAATTGGCTTTCGTTTACATACTTGGACATCGCATACGGATTGGTGGGCATGCCCAACATATCAGATTCTTTATATGGCGATTCATATGAACACTCATTGCCTGAATATACAGATGATGACGATGCATAAATTACAGGAATATTATAAACAGATACAGCATCAATAATTCGCTGAGTGCCTATAACATTCACGTTATAATAATCGGTTGGGTGTGATATGGATCTCATAACATCTGCAATAGCAGCAAGATGTATTACCAGATCGATATTATGTAAGTTTGGTAATTCATCGTGCATAATATCAACTTGTTGAATATCACACTTACCTATGAGTAGATTTGTCCTGGTGATCTTTAATGGATCTGATTCATAAAAATCTATACCAGAGACCTCATGATGTTTTGATAATTCCATGCAGAGATTGAACCCAATGAATCCGGCCGCACCTGTTACTAATATTCTCATACTATACCTATAGTTTTATATGCATATTCAATTGCCCGATCGGCTTCAATTTCAAAAGGTCTTGACCCATACCAGTCTCCGTTATCTCTATCAATCTCCCTACATAGAGTAGCAATTTCATTGGATGTTATTGGATATTTACGATACAACGCAGAAGTTGCTATAGACACCATTATCTTATACATGGTATGATACCACCCAGCCGCAGATATATTAGCATACTGAGCAACGAGCTTCTTATTAACAAATGGACAATCCCTGTAATTATTCCATCGAATCAGATTATTAGTCATCTGCTCTTTCTGCCGTGCAATCAATGACTTCTGCATTGATTCAGGTAACCTATCAAAGAATGATAATTTAGTATTATCTTCCCATGGATACTTAACCATCAAAGCTTCTGGGTTTATCACAGATCCGGTATCATGATTAATAAAGAAGTTATGAGCATCAGGATATACTGCAGGTACATAGTACATACGGCTCATATCTTTAGTCTGGGGATCTCCAATCTCACCGAAATGTTTATTGATGGCATACCAGAAATGCTTTATATTATCATGAGGTATGTCAGCAGTTAACGGAAAGACGACCCTGAATTTAGGATGCTCGGGTGTTGACGATGCTGTGGAGTAGCATATATACACATAGTCTTTATACTTATCCATAACTTCTTCGAATGTGCCTTCATAGTCATCCACATCTAATGCAGCCCAGCGGGCCCATTTAACAACACTCTTATTGCTTCTGGTAGAACCTTCCTTATATACTGCTGGTGAAATTAAGGATGATCCTTTCTTCCACTCACCGGTCTTGGGTTTATATCCAGGCATCTCAGAAAGTTGCTGTAATATATTAACGAAGCCAGTCCAGTCTAATGTACTCATGCGTCGATGGGTCTTGTTGTCAAACGCAGATTCAAATATAGTTAATTCAAACATACTCACCTACATAAAAAAATCTTCTAGACTGGCTCGAGGTTCAGAATCCCATCCAATCATATTCAAAATATTTTCGATGGGACTCAGGAAAGCCTTCTCGAATTGTATATTATAATCTATATACGATGACAAGTCAAGCTCTTTCGGTAATATATTTGGGAATGAAACAACGTTCTCCTTTATGGGATTGGGGAGTTTCATATAAACAAATTTAACTTTATCACCAGCATGAATGAGCTCATACTTTTTAGATAGACGTTTCAGTTTGAGCATATCATTATATACTAATGCACCGCGAACCTGGATTGGTGTGCCTTTACGGTAAATTGTATCAGGGTCTTTATAGTCGTCTATCTTATTACAGCCACGAGGAAATGCAATCTCTTCAGCAGCCATCTTACAGAATTTATTCTTGAAGTCTGCAATATGCTGTTGCACATCTTCTTCCGTGTTCTTCATAATCAACTTGAAGGTGGCTTTGAGTGCGTCGCGACATACCATAGGAGTAGATGACTTAACAGCTTCGATACCCATAACCTTGATCTTAGGTTCCTTTAATCGAACTCCCTCGTCATCTAATACATTTAATATGTAACGCTTCTTGGCTGTCCATATTCCACGGTCTGCAATAACTTCACGATCCATCTCAATGCGATGCATATAACCGTTAGTCAGATCATATAGCCTATCATGATCCTTAGATAAAGTATCTTTGAACTTTCCACCACAAATAGTATCAAGGAAGTCTACCGGATTCTTGGGATTAAATTTATTTATGATATCAGTCATGGATAGATATACAGAGTCAGTATCAATGGCGATTACATAATCTTTAGGTTCTTTATTACCCACAACCCTGTTCATGAAAGTATTCATAGAACGTTCAGCCCATTTGATAATAAGCTGTCCTGTAGTAGTAATACCTTCAGCGATTCTTATATCAAAGTATCTAAAGTACTCGTTTGCCATGGCACCATATAAAGAGTTCAATAAAATCTTCTGTGACATTTGTTTGGATTTATTAGTATTGACTAACTGCTCAAGCCTAATGCGTTCTACAGGATCAGCCACCTGCTGCAGATCCCTCTCACCCTGCAGCATAAGCGCTTTGGCTTTCTTACGATCAGCATAGATGTCGATAATGATCTGGGGGATAAGTCCTGTTTTACTATTATCAAAATATGTTCCATTGGCAACGCAAGGAAGGTCATATTCAGGTGCAACTTCCTCATTCAATAGAGCCTCGGTAGAGAATGATGGTTCTGATATATCAGATCGGATAGTCTCATGAGACATGTTATATTGAATGATGATGTTAGGATATAGTGAGTTAACGTCAAATGATGCTACCCAATCATGCATACCTGTCTGGGGTTCTTTAACATATCCACCGACATATGGGACTTTGAAGTTGTTTCGCTTAGCAGGAGGTACTTGCTTGGATTCCAATAATCTCCGGTATATGATAGCATCCCATATACCAACAGTACCAAATGCATCTTCGAAGTTAACACCACCAGTAGTGGCTACCATCATAACTACTGAAATGAGGCCAAGCTTCTCTTCCATACGTGGTAGTAAGTATGTATCTTTGATGTTATATTCAATAAACTTCTGATGATTCTCATTTGCAAGATTAACAAGATTGCCATATTCAGAGTAATCCAATTTATTCTCACCCAACACAACATGAGCTATGTGGTCAAGTTTATATGATTCTTGGTTACCATACTGCATAGCAAACTTCTTAAATAGATCCATATAATCAAGTATCTGAATACCGAAAATGTTGTAGAAGTTATTTGGGCGACCCATAAATGTAATGGTCTTCTCCCTTAACTGCTTCCACGGCGATAATCGACTAGCCTGCCCTTCACCCAATACATGTTCTATACGGTTAATGATATACGGCATATCAAATAATTTAACGTTCCATCCAGTAATGATATCAGGAACATTGATAGGACTTTCCCAGTGTAGTAAGAAGCTCTTCAGTAGTTGACGTTCATCTGCACATTTAAAATACACCACATCAAATTCAGATTCAGCAGGATCAAAATCACCCAATCCCCAAGTATAGAACTGATCGTTTGTAGAGTGCTTTACTGTGATTGCATTAATAGGGAATGCAGCATCATCTGGGTTAGGGAAACCTTCTGTTGCATGTACCTCAATATCCAACGAACATACATTAACACGATCGATATCAAATTCAATATTGTCAGGAAATTCATCTGAAATGAATTGGGTTATATAGTTAGTCATACCATGAACTTCAAAGCCAGACACGCCACCAAAGGCGTCTATATAATCTTTGGCTTCACCCATACTAGGAAGCTTCTTGGGAGAGAGTGATATAGCTCCATTACCTGGTTCGAATAGAGTATATTCACCTGAAGGGTCTGGTAGGAATAATGTTGGTTGATATTTAACCCGTTTAGAGACACGTCGACCATTTTCATATCCGCGATACAGTATCTGATTGCCGTACCTGTTAACGCATGTATAAAATTCCATCATCACCCCAATTCATTATCTATTATGTATTATACATCAAAACGAGTATAATGGCAACCCTATAAGCAAAAAAAGTCCACCGAAGTGGACTATTATATTATCGATTACGTCTTAGCTGCATTGCTATGTAGTGCTTAGAAGTACCCTGTGGATATTCATGGCTCAGCAACTCAGCAAGTTGCAATAATCTAGTTTCTTCTCGGTCAGATGCTTTACGCACTTTGCGGTCAGATGCGGCCTTCATTAAGAGTCTGCGCATTATTATGTCCTCCGTTAATTGGTATTTTAACGGGACGCAATTCTTCAGGAATAACGTTCTCTAACTGAATTACGAGAATGCCATTCTTAAGTTCTGCTCCATTCACCTCTACGTGTTCCGACAGTCGGATTGTTCGAGAAAATTTCCTGGAACTAATACCCTTATGAATATATTCAGCAATGTCCTCGGCATCTTTCATGCCCATGTCTCCAGTGATATGTAAAAAACCATCTTTCAACTCAACGGCAAGATCCTGTTCATTGAAACCAGCAACTGCAACTTCAATGATAAATTTTGTATCAGATTCTTTGATTACATTATGTGGTGGGTATCCAGAGTTATTAGCTTTAGAGTGCACCTTTTCAAGTTGATCAAAAAGATGATCGAACCCTAAAAATGCCGCTCGGGGATATGTGTGTATAAATTTCGTATTAGTCATATTGTTGCCTCCAATTAAGCAAGGTTATTTTAGGCCCAGTATTAGGCACCTATTAACAATATAGAGCTAACTACTCCCTATATTGTATTTGGGACACAGTTCCCATTCAGACTTCTCTCTATGAGCAATTATTTTTATCTGTTTGAGAGGTGCTGTGTCTAGAGATTGACTAGTATCTACTATATCTAGTAGACCCCAATCACTAAGCAGGATTGTAATTGAATTACGCCTCTGCATATCATTTTTACTTAGGTTAGACCCTTTACCATCTAATAAAAATAATTCTTTGAAGTGTACAATGAAGTACCTTCCCTGTTTGTGTAGAATATGGCATGACTGGAATAGTTTCCTATCCACAGACGAGGCTACGCCAATTCTAGTGAGTGTTTCTTTTATCTTCAAAAAGTCATCTGGTTCGCTTAGTACTACCTCTAGCATATGTGCTGGAGTCCATTCTACGTATTCCACATTATTGTTTTCCACCAGTATACATCCTATCTTTCAATGCTTTGATCTGAGATTTATCTAATAAAGATAATACCTCTTCAGCACGTTTTTTATTATAATCAAAGGATTTCATAATAATATCAATATCGGTATTATCGATCACCTTATGCCATTTAGAAAAGCGATTTCTCTTCTTAATGCTATTTATATAAAAATCAAATTGAAGACGATTGTCGATGTTGTGGTTAATGTTCATCTCATTGGATAATAATATAGTATCCAAATGATATGATAATGCTCTATTAACAATATAAGGTGTATATGCTTTCTCAGCAATATCATCAACCATAATGTCTTTCTTACTATAACTTACAGCCTTAACATAATCAAATGGATTCATCATATACCTTAATCTGTTTTCATTAATCTGTGACGTAGATCGGAAGAAGAGAACTTATGTTGCCTACTATTATAATACAACTCGATTCCTAATTCCATACAGAGATCCTTACCAGTGAATTCAATATGCTTATATTCTTCACCTAACACTCGTACATGAATCTTGAATGTTTCGAGTATATCTTTTAATTGCTCTTCATCTTCATAAGGAATAATCTCATCGATATAAGATACCGCAGATAATTGAATATAGCGCTCCACAACAGATTGTATAGGACTATGTTTCTCAAGACGATCTAGCGAAGGATCAATCTGTAATCCCACAATGAGATGATCACATTGTTCCTTCGCTTCCCGTAGCATCATGATATGTCCGGCATGGAGCATATCAAATGCACTAGCAGTGAATCCTACTCGCATAGTAATATCTTACCATCAGCAGCCCAGTCAGAAGCAATCTCTTGGACATGCATTTTAGTAGCACCAGGAAAGTCTACAGTATCGATAATATTGCCGTCAGTATCTTTATATTCAATATAGAAAAAACCAATACGCGACAACATCACCGTTGCTGATAAATCACCACGTACATGTTCTGAAATTGTAATATCTTGTATTGTATTCATACACCCCCCTATAATGCAAAGCACTGTTGAATGCGGATAACATCTAATGCTATGTCATATCGAGCATCATGTACAATAACAGGTGTATTTGATGGTAGCCTAGGACTGAAGTTATCTGCAATCTGCCATACTGATAAACCATCAATTAAACTGCGAGAATCCCGCCACTTATAATATGCATAAGGAAGAGGCAGGCGGTAATGTTCATAAAAGCTCTTAGTGAATAATGGATCCATATCACCTCGGGTGATTATATACCGTGTCTTATTAAAATCAAATTGCCCAAAGAATTCTAAAATATCATGTAGCGGTCGATCATCAGCTGATGGCTTCAATATCTTCTTTGCAGATTCGCCCTGTTCTGACCACCACAAGACCGTATCTTTATTTATAGTCCTGCCATAATTTTTTACCTGGTCTTCAACATTAAATTTAATATGCTTTGCGTTAGCAACCAGGTCATTATAATCATAATTCATATCAGGTGTTATATTAAACTCTAGGGCCGCTAGTGATAATATAACGTCAGTGTTACCATCAGTACCCAATGTCTCGTAGTCATATATAATCGCCTTTGTCATTTCCACTCTCCACTAGCCATTATTTCAGTTAAGCATGCAGCAGTATTCAGTTCATGATCAGCCACGAATGCATTTTTATATTGATACTCCGCCAGAAGTAATACAATTTGAGGTATACTATTAGGAGTGAGATAATCAGACATGGTATCATATAACCTACGAAATAATACATGAGGTTCTGTATCAGAATGCTCACCGACCCACTTACGCATCTTAGTGAAATCTTTAGACTTCAGAATTTTGATAAGATTACTATAAGCATCAGAACCAATATCAACCAAGATACCGGTGTCAATAGTTCCGCTGGCACCATACCGCTGGCACTCATTAATGACCCTACGCCAATCTGGAGCATGAGCAATAATAAGATTAGCAATAACTTTTTTATCATAAGTTACACCTTCTTGATCTAAGATGAATTGTAATCGCTTCATGAACCTGGATGCAAGAGTGGCCATAACTTTCTTAGATGTATTGAATTCAAATACTGAACATCTTGAATGTAATGGTTCGATGATACGATTCTTAAAATTACATGTTAATATAAACCTACAATTACTCGAGAACTCTTCAATGAATCCACGTAATGCTGGCTGGGTGCTTTGAGCATTTAGATAGTCAGCCTCGTCTAGGATAACCACTTTAAGGCCACCTTGCAATGATACTGTTGAAGCAAACTGTTTAATGGTGGTACGCAATGTTTCGATATTACCAGATTCAGATGCGTTAATTATAATATAGTCGAGCTTCAATGTATTACAGATGGCACGCGCTATTGTAGTTTTACCCACACCAGCAGTGCCTGATAAGATCATATTAGGTACATTACCCGAACTTACTATATCTTCAAACGTCTTACCAAGATCATTCTCTAAGATGCAATCTTCTATTAACTTGGGTCTATATTTTTCAACCCAGAGAAAATCATTCATTCAAATACTCCATAATAAAGTTATAAGTACATTCTTAACCCGCTAGCCGCCTAGTGCTAGGTAGTGAGTCCTAAGATTGAAACCCAGTGATACATGCGTTGGTAATCTCCATCATCTCTTCCTTAAAGTCATCGTAGCGAGACTGTAACCAATCCACACCATGCCAGTCTCCATTCTTTTCCATCTCCGCCTCTAGCTTGCTAATCTGTGCTTGAGTGGCTAGTACTAGGTCAAATGATTCGTTATACCATGCTTTTTTAACGTCTGAGTATGTCATGTGATGCTCCATAATAAATAATAAAGTTATAAGTACATTCTTAACCCGCTAGCCGCCTAGTGCTAGGTAGTGATTCCTAAGGAATAACGCTTGCTCTTTAGCAGCGTTGTAGGATTTAAAGTTAATAGGCTCTACATGATCGGCATCGCTGCAAAGCATTAAGCCAGAAACTTTATTGTAAACCTGATAAGCAATATCTTTTGCATTGTCCTTAATCACCATTACAGAAGAAAATCTAGATACGTGGTACTCAGTTGGGATGATCAGATTGGTGCTCATAATGTATTACTCACTTTAATTAATTTTAATCTACACATATATTATATCAAATATCGCAAGAGAAGTCAACACATTTCCTAGACTATCTAAGTATAAAGTTATATCTTACGAGAACAATGCGTCATATAACGATTCTACATCTGAGACCACCTCTGTAGTCTCGGTGATGTTCTGCTTGTGATATGCAGTAGCAACTTTACGTAGGTACTTCTTCGGTAAATCATGATCATCTTCTAGAACGTCAATCGCTTCTTTGATGAAGTCCTTCTCAGCGGCGATGCGGGTATATGAATGTGAAATTTCATTCATAGCGTCACGGATTTTCTTACGGTCTGCAGGTGAAGATGGGATGATCAGATTGGTGCTCATAATGTATTACTCACTTTAATTAATTTTAAACTACACATATATTATAATATATTGTGACGAAAATGTCACGATAATTCTACTCTCCAAACGTCGAATTCTTCTCTAATGCGACGTGATATAGGATACCATGGCGTTCTTCCTTACACTGGAATGTTGAGATTAAACGAGAAGATACATTAACTACATAATCTCCAGGCATGAACCTAAAGTTGTTGATATTGAACACAGCACGGAAAGGGTCATCTGAGCTTTGATCGATACAGACAGTATATACATTAGATGTTGGATTATCGTTGGATGTGACATCAATATGGATAGGACCTCCATCAGATCGAATAACAACATCATCGACGCCAAATGTAGATGCTGCACGTTTTAGTGAACTTATTACAGAATTGCTGAGATTAAATGCAACCTCTGGTGTTGGCATATTGATATCTTTACTAGGAGATGTCAATATATTCTCAGGAGCTGTGAAGTACTGTACTCGTTGGTTGGATGATGAAATGTTAATGCGATCCTTTTCGATAGCAATTTCAGGATCATCCATCATATCTAATACAGATAGGAATTCGCCCATATCATAGATACCAAAATCCATAGGAATGAGTTCTTCGATACTAGCAGATGCCATAATGTTCTTAGCCTCTGATATAGTCTTAATACAATTGCCTTCCCGGAACACTAAGTTCGAATTAATCGATGCAAAGTTCTTTAGGATTGATATTGTGTCGTTTGATAATTTCATTATTTCTCCGCTGTATTTTCATAATATGTACATATATTATAACATAGATTTGATGTTATATCACGCCTTTATTTTAGAAAAGTTATGCTCTTTGATGAATTCAATCTTATGTCTGAATTTACTATCTAAGATCTCACCTTTGTGTGATATCACAAATACATTGGAATCGCTATCTAAGGTGTTTAAAATTTTCATAAGATTCTCCATACCATCTTCATCCATAGATGAATCAAATGTTTCATCCAATATCAGTAAGTTGGTGTTTGTAGAATTCTTCATGCGTGCTATCTGACGCCAAGTGAATAGCAATGCCAGGTCAATACGTGCTTTCTCCCCCTCTGAGAACGATGCATATGAAAAGTTATCCCTATGTCGTGATCTGATAGATTCATCGAAATTTTCATCTAAGTTGAACGACACAAAGAAGTCTAATGTCTGTAGATAACTGTTGATCAGGCTATTCATTATAGGTAGATATTCCTTAATGACTTTAGTCTTAATTCCAGTATCTTTTAACATCTCGGCAATTACTACACGATATGCAGCATCGTCAAGCATATTATATCTACGCTCTGATAATGCATTCTTGTCTGTCTGTAGAACATCAAGTTCACCCTTAGCTGAGTCTAGATCCACACTATCAGTTTGAGCGTGATCCAAATCATCTCGTAATGATTTAATACTAGCATTTATATGCTTGAGCTCAGCATGTTTGGTGCGTATCTGTTCATTCAGTTGGCGTTTATTTGCTAGTTGGTTAGTCACAGCTTCGATTGCACCAGACGCTTCATCGTATTTCGATTCCAATAAAGCCTTGTTCGCAAGGGCATCAGCAGCAGTTACATTGATAGATTTAATTTTACCCTTACGTAAAGTTGTATCTATAGCCTGAGTGCATGACGGACAATTGTCGTTGTTTGTATAGAACTTAGATTCTTTCATAAGTGCTTTTAATTGAAGCTTCAATACATTCAAATCGGTGGTGTGTACATTCCTATCATCCATTAGCTTGGATAGAATATCATCTGTTGCAGTATCATACTTATCTACATCAGCATCAAGCAATACTATAGCATCAGTAATACTTTGAGTCATATCCTCGAGCTTATTGAGTTCGTTTCGTTTATTCAATATAATACCAGAACTGATCTTAGCCATATCACGGATATACTTCTCCTGCATTGATATGTTAGATACTTTGATATCAAGTTCATGGTCAATTAATTTCAGGGATTCTTTACCACGTGCTGATTCCTCACGCAATATAAGATTCATCTTTGAGAATATATTAATATCAAGGAGATCCTCAATAACCTCGCGGCGATGTGATGACTTCAACTGCATGAATGGTACGAATGAAGATGAACCCAAAACCACAATTTGATGAAATGATTTATGATTTAGTTTAAGAACATTCTGTTCCAGATACTTCTGATAATCTCGTGTATTAGAGCTTTGGTTGATCATATGACCATTCTGCCAAATCTCAAACACATTAGGTTTTATGCCGCGATTGATAATAAAATTATGCTTACCTATATCAAACGTCACTGAGACTAAACAATCACGTTTATTGATAGAGTTCAATAATGCAGGTTTATTAATATCTCGATGGGGTTTTCCAAATAATGCGAATGAAATGGCATCAGTCAACGTAGACTTACCGCATCCATTACTACCGATAATCAGAGTCGTTGGAGCACGGTCTAACTGAACGACAGTTTCATTGTTACCTGTGGATAAGAAATTCTTCCAGGTAATCTTTCTAAACGTTATCATACAATTTCCATATTAGAAGCTTCTACATACAAGGACTTAATAACACCCTTAATGCGATCTTTATTCAATTCAGTATCAACAGCATCGACATAATCATTAAGTAGAGTTGGAGTATCATCTACAGATATACTAGTATCATCTACATTAGATCCTAAGAACTCATCAAACGATTCAGCAATTTTAAGTTCGTGCGGTGAATATGCAGATACTTCATCAACAAACTTATCGAATAGATAAGGATCAGTCTTGGTGTTCACAACGATCTTTACATACTTATCTGCAATATCTGAGATATCATCATCACAACCATCATCCCAATTAAGCTTATAGAACATGCGTTTCGGATTTCTTACTGCTGTGAGCTCAAGCGTTTCTGTATCAAGTACATGGAAATACTTAGGGTCGTCTGCATCATTCCAATAAAACTCCATCTGTGATCCCAAGTAATGGATATTATTTTTGGATGACTTAGTATGATAATGGCCAGATAATACAGTGTCGAAATGTGAGAATAGATCTGCAGACATTCCAGAATGATTCTCAACACCTCTCATCATTTCAAAATTACTCAACTCAAGATGAGCACCAAGAACACTAGCCTTGCATGACTTAATCCAACTAACATACTCAGAATAGTTAGATGAATTTATCCATGGCACCAATGCCATATCTAATGACCCATACTTCATGACAGTAGGTTTCATAATGATATTGACATTATTGATATAATAACCCAGTAACTCTTTGAGTGAATTCAACTCATTAGTATTCTTATAGAACACATCATGGTTGCCTGGAATAATATCCATTATCATACCATTCTTCTTGAGAGGTTCTAGGAATATTGCTCGGTTGTGATTCAGTGCTTTAAAGTTAACAAACTTACGATGATCATAATAATCACCAAGATGCAATACAGTCTTGATATCATGTTCAATACAATACGGGAAGAATACTTCGGAATAGAAACTCTCCTGATAATCTAAAAAAATATCAGAAGAATTTCGAATACCACAATGAGTATCATTGAGTATAGCAAGCTTCATTATTAAGACCTCATGCTGAAATAATTAAATAACCGGCGCCAAGCATATGACCGGATCAATGAGAATATGGTGAAGATAGCTGTGATACCAAAATTATCAGACATGGTAGTTTCTATATCAAATAAGGGGGATACTATTAATATCCAGATGATAAATGAAAATACAAATCCGCTGAGGACATTCAACAACCCTTCAAATAAGGATGCTGATCTACTCTGCATCAACTTCAACCAGAGTGGCTGTTTGCTTTTTATTCTCTTGGCTTAATATCTTATGCTGGACGAATAGTTTCTTATCTACGGGCTTCTCCGAACGAACGATATCAAGCTTCTGTCTAAGCTCTTCGATAAATGCTGTATCATATTCACCATCACTGTCAGATGTAATAAATTCCTCAAATCCAGACATCTCAATATACTTGAACTTAATATCACTTTGACGTTTTTCTTTGGCAATTCTTCGCAGGAACGCGAACCAGGCAATTTGTGTGAAGTATGCGAATGCATTAGGTCTGCCTGTGCGTGTCGCTGCTTCAATATTATAGTTACGAATAGCACGTAGGCAATTCTCCACAGCATCCATCACCATTTCATCCCGATATGGGTACGGCAAGAAATTGTAACTGTGAGACAAACCTTCGGATATCTTCATAAACGAAGTTGCAATATAGTCAGTTACCACCGGTGTATCTTCACCGGCTTCTTCCGCATCATTTACAGATTTGACATAATCCATAACTGCATTAGAGAAGTCTCTGTTGTTGACGTAATGTATTCTCTCTTTTGGTTTCATATGAGCCTATCCATTCTTTTTAATATAATATATTATAACACAGATCCCATATGATGGCACGTATTTATTTAATTTAAAAATAATTAAAATAAACCGTGACCTTTTGGTTGATCTATGTTATAATAAAGATGTAGTCAGGCGAGGGGAGAAGACTATATATTCACCTCATATATTTGATACTTGAACTTCTCTTTAGCATACATCTTAACACGTTCAGCCCCATGGTTTAAAGTATAGTTCTTACGTTTCTTATGATGAAGATCATCTGTAATATCAAATAAGAATGTATCAGTGTTATCATCTGATTTCCTTAATCCTCTTCCGACCGATTGGAGGACTCTGACTTGGCTCTTACTGGGAGAAGAAAAAATAATATTATGAATATTACGAATATTAATGCCAGTGGAAAAGACACCATACGACGCCACAATAATAGCATTCTTCTGGGTTTCTGTGATTTCTCTAACTCTTTCACGATCATCAACTCCTGTAGCTCCGGATACAAAGAATATCATTCGCTTCTCGTGTGCAGCCTTCTGGATTAAGTCAAAGAGTACCTTACCATGCTTCGCCACATATTGAAATAATACTAAAGTGTTTCCGTCCTGATCTATAGCAAGATTCTTAATAAAATTATTACGTCTAGTATGACGGACAATATAATCCATTTCCTCTACATAAGTCTTCTTCCCAAACTCCTTACATTCTTCTGTGGGGTATTTCATTATTAGCATTTGAATATCGAGAGTAGCGATATCATCATCATCCATTAGGTTCTTAGTAGTCGTTACTTGCTTTATCGGACCAAATAAACCTTGAAGTGTAAGTGCATTAGTCTCAGCACCATCTAATGTGCCTGTAGTACCAATTCTATACTCTGCATTATACAGCTTTGTCATAATATCAGTAAGAGACTTAGCTTTAAATTGATGGGCCTCGTCTCCAACTACCATACCAAAATCTTTGAACCATGGAGCCTTTAGTTTATATATTGACTGCCATGTTGATATCACAACTCGTGATTCGAAATTAGCCTTTTCCTTACCTGAATATATCTTATGGGTTTTAAAATAATCACCATAATAATCTGAAAAGTCTGAAGCTAATTGTTCCACTAATGATGTTGTGGGCACAATGATAAGGATGTTCTTGTCTTTATGCTCTAAATACCACCTTATTAAATTATATATAATTAATGATTTTCCAGAGGCAGTGGGAGATAGTAGTAATGCATTCTTTCTCTCTAATGCATGTTGGAATGCAGATATTTGATAATCCCTTGCTGTGATTTCATTAACACCCGCTCGAAGATTCAATGCCTTTGAGTACGCCTCGCATTCTTCGATACTAATGTCATTAAATGTATCAGGTCTACCATAGTAATCAGAATCAGTGCACTCGATTGAATATTCTCTCACATTAGCAAATTCAACTACGTACTGATATAATCCGGCATATAATTCCTTTGTTCTTGAGTTAAATAGTCTGATTTTACCATCCCACATTTTGTTCTTATATGAGGGCATGAATTTATATCCGGGAACGAAAAATGTGAAATGATCCACTAATTCATTTGCTATACTGTAGTCACACTCAATGTGAATATATACGTAATTTTTATTATTAATAACTATATCAGACATAATTAGGCTCCGCTAACAAATTGTCTCCATTTAATCATATTACCAATATTCTGATGTCTCCATTGAATATTAGACATGATCTCCTTTAATGCATCCACCAATGCTTTGCGATACTCTATTTGCATAACTACTTTCTGAATATCCTCATCAGCATCATAGTAATAGTTCATATCACCTTTCAGCACTTTCATACCATTGAATGGATCATAGTCCCAGCCCTCATTTTCAATTTCAGAAGCAGTAAGCTTACCATTGTAATATAACCATTTTAATTTGAGAAGGGACTGTAACTGAAGCTCTTTACGTTTCAGGTGTAATTTGCAGGTCATGAACATCTCCAAATACTTAGAGTGTAGCTTAGCACTGTCACGAGACGCTTCATCTAAAGCCATCTCATTAATTTCCGAATCAATTTTCCATTCACTTAACACATCATCTAAATTCATAATAATCCTATTCTATATCAAAGTAACTCATTCTAAATGTAACATCGAATGTTATATATTCATTTGTACTGGTTGTAAATTGTAAGTTAGACACGCTTGTGGGGAATGCGTCTCTGTAGTGTATTGATGTGGTTATGTTATTCTTTGATGATAATATCTGCAATGTTATATCTGCAGTATCTTCAGCACCTCCATTGATAAGGCTCTCACACCAGCCGTATATCTCCTTATAACTATTCATATTTTCATCTAATATAACACTGCACGTGATAGTACCTAATGCCATACGATCACCAGGTACATAATGTTCAAGACGCGGCACTGGTGATGGAGCCTCGCCAACATTAACATCTGCATGCATAACTGACGTACAGAAATATTCTAGGTTGGGATAGTCCTTCCTAGATATAACTACTTTGAATGAGTCTGAAGCTAGATAATTCTTATTGTCTGTTAGAGTTGCCATGGTAATATTTCCTCATGTTATACCTCTATTTATAAGCATAAAAAAAGGAGTCCGAAGACTCCCTAAGAATATTGCTTTAATTATTATTATCGCAATATTAAAACCGTGTTAATGATTACAGGTTAGTAATCAAGTTGTGACGGTAGTACACGTTGCTGTCAGCTGACAAGCTAGTGAATGGATTTGAAACCATTCCGTAACGAGTCTTGAAGCCGATCTTAGGCTGGAACGTGTTCTGATCTTGTGCACGCATCATGGTTAATGGCACGTATGGGCAATAGAACAAACCAGCATCATAAGCGTTAGAACCCTTATAACCAACAGTCATGTAGTCTGCAGTAGCATATGGATCAACATAAACCTTCATCTTACCACCGATTACACCAGCAAATGTATTACCAGTAACGTCAACGTTAAGGTTAGCATTCAATGCAGGAGTATAATCTAGGATTGAAGCAGCTGCAAGAGTAGATGCAACGTCAGCAGAACAGATTAGGAAGTTACCCTTACCACGTCTAGTATCAAGAGCGATGCCGTTAGCTTCTTTCTCGATCAAGTGATGAAGTGCTTTGAAACGCTCAACATTCCAACGACCATCTAGGTCACCAGAAGTAGCAGTAGCGTCGATTGTACCAGCAGTACCACCAGTAGTACCAGGCTTAGCAGCAGTGTTGATTGTGTGAACTAGTTCACGGTTGATTTCTGCAAGGATCTCAGTTGTAAGAATAGAAGCAAGTTCTGATTCAGCATCCAAACCATGGATAGCTTTAAGATCTTGTGCCAATTCCATTGAGTAAGAAGCTGCAAGTGCACGAGTACCGGCAGTTACGGAAGTCTTATCGATGGAGAAAGCCATTTCAGCAGGTGTAACACCTTCACCAACAGTAGTGCTCATTACAGTACCTGCAGGAGCAGTACCAGCACCAGAGAAGGCGTTGTCAGCTACATTGAAACCAGCTTCTGTACCGGTTTGGCTAGTGTAGTGAGACTTCATTGCAAAGATCAAACCAGTAGGACCAGTCATTGGCTGTACGCCAGCAACATCAAAGGCCATTAGGTTAGGCATTGCACGACGAACTAGAGAGATCAATACTGGATCCCAATTGTCAACAGAAGCGCCAGTAGCGTTAGCAGGAGCGGCTTCAGAGATTCCACCGAAACCAGATGCAGCGCGCTCTTCAGCCATCGCCTTCTCTTGGTTTTCTAGGATTTGTGCAGTAACTGCTTTGCGGTGCGAATCTTGGATTGCGCCAGCATCGTCACTGTTTAGGACCGGGGCCCATTTTTCTTGTAAGATAGACATTTTTTAGTATTCCTTATGAATTGTTATTGTTGTGTCTGTTTCATTGCTGCAAGGTAACGAGCCATCATTGGTGATACTTCAGCTTCTTCAGCATCAGTCTCATCTTCGATAACCACATCTTGCATAACTTCTAATGTTGCTTCTTTGAAATATGATTCCTTAATAGTAGAAACCTTTTCTTCGAATTGTTCAACACTGTCAAAGCTAATGTCTTTAGTTAAGTCTCGTAACTTCTCAACATCAATGTCAGTAAGCCCTTCTGCGATATCAAGGAATTTAGCATCCCTTTGCAACTCAGCAGTAACCTTCTTCATTTCGATGTTAGCGTCCACAGCTGTTGAAAGCTGCTCTTCGAGATTTTCAACCTTAGTTGCCATTTCATCGAACATATCTTCTTTGCCTTCAGGCACTTCGATATAATTTTCTTTGAAACATGTTTGTAGAGAAGCCATAAAGTTTTCAGCAATTTCAGTACGAATACCTTTTTCAATTGCCAACTCATTCTCTTCCATCCATTTCTCGACAACGTATGATAGATAACCATCAACCTTAGTGGTAAGATCTTCACGTAAAGAATCTGTTTCTTCTGCCAATTTCTCAGCATAAGTTTCTTCTAAACGATCAATTTCACCAACCATCTTCGATTTGATAGCAGCTTCAAAAATGATCTGAGCTTTGCCCTTGAATCCTTCTGACAATGTAGCTTCTTCGGCAGTAAGTGCATCTAAATCTTCTGAGAAATCGTAATTAGCGACCTCTGCATCTAATTCTTCTTCAGTTACCACTTCGTCTTCTAATTCATCTTCCAAATCTTCAGCCAAAGTTTCCTCGTCTACTTCAACGTCTTCAACGAGCTCTTCATCATTTTGGAGTTCTGCAACAGTGATGTCTTCGATCTGATCAACTTCTTGATCTTCAATTAGATCTTTCTTAGACATAATTATTATACCCCTATATTGTTAAAGTTTTGAGAGGAAGTCTTTAAAGGCTTTCATTTGCACATTACCTGATTTTAAATCAGACGCAGACGCTTGCCTAACTTCAGTCTCTATTTTCTCAACTTCTTGTACTAAAACTCCATTGTTCCAGCACCATTCAGCTCCTTCCATAATACCATTTACAAAGGCATCATGTGCAGAAGGATCTTGAACGATATCAACGGTGTTAAGGATAAAATCCTCAGCGACATAATTATGCCCACCCTTTGATACAAGACTACCCATACCACGACTTGAAACACCCAATCTAACTCCACCTTCAACCAAACCTTTTACGATCTGACCCATAGGTGTATTAAGGATAAGTGCCTTTCCTATACAGTTATTACCATCCCAATTAAGTTCGGTAATTCTGTGAGAAACTTTATCCAGGTTTACTGTTGGACCATCTGGATGATTTAACTCACCAACAGCTCTACCTGTATTTACTTGCTCATTCACATATCTCTGAACAGCAGGCATTAAAATTTTTCTTTCGTATATTCGACCATTCCGATTTTTCTTCTCGGCCTGCATGAATATACCTTCTATATATACGTTCCGTTCACCATCAACATTCTCGGTGATAGTTTGCAAATTGTTTTCAGTATATTCTGTAATTAACTTCATTAGTATTCCCTACTAGATTAATTTGCCGAAATCTTTAGCAGCCTTAACAGCTGCTTTTTCTGAGTTGTATGTGTCTAATTTCTCATTGCCTACATACACTATAAAATTGGGGCCTTTCTGGGTTATGTGCACATCATGTGTATTAGGCTTCTTACCTATATCAAATGACGTTACTGCAGTCTCACCCTTTGGTAATTTAAATGAATTTTTAAGCTCATTAAGAGTCTGTGTCATCATCTTGAATGTCTTCAATTTCGATATCCTCTAGTTCTTCTTCGGTTTCGGCAGAATCACCACCGTATAATTTAGAGGCAACTTCGATGCGTTTTGCATCCAACGCAGCCGAAACTTTGGCTTTAAGTATATCATCAAACATACTTTGAGAGCCTGCTTTATCATCCTGACCGATTAAACCGATCATATCATTGACATCATTCATATTTATTACCTATTCATTATTTATATATTTTTAATCTTTAGCAGATTCTTCATCGGGCTCCACAACCAGAGGCTTCTGTTCCTCACCTCCAGATGCGATATCATCAACATCGAAGTCACCATCACCATCTGCATCCAAGACATCTATATCACCAGACTCCTTCTCATCTTCGATCTGCTTATCCAGTTCCTCAATATCTTCTTCCGTCTGCATCAGTACGTTTTTACGCACCCATTCCCTAGAGTAGTAAATACCTATATGTTGTTCCATATTAGTAAGAGTATCAACCCTTTCACGTAATACTTCTGCAGCTTTAAGTTCAGAGAAATGGGCATTAGTTTCAAAGGCAACTTTAATGCCATCCTTCATCTCTTCCCAATCTTCTGATGATATAATTTTCTTCAATAGAAGCTGAGTTCTTAATAATCCAAGGAACAGCTCCGAGAACTTTAGTCGTAATCTTCCAATGAATTTTGCAAACTTAACTTCATCTCTGGAAATCTCTGTAGATCTACCTAATGAGAATTGATTCTCTTGCTCTAATCTTCCTATAGGTACATTCAAAGATTTATATAATTTCCTTTGGAAATATACAATATCTTCAATCTCACCCAAGTTCTGACCAGCAGGCAATGAAGAAATCTCAGTACCGCGGCCACCTTCTCTACGAGGTAACCAAAAGTCTTCAAGTGCTGATACATGATTCTTAGCATCCTTTATGTCACCGGTAGATGCATCGTATACCATCTTATTACGATACTTGTTCATAATACCTTGAAGGTAAGATTCAGCCTTTGATTTGGGTAAGTTACCAACATCGATATAAAATATACGACGTTCGGGTGCTCGTGATACCCGGTAAATCACAACGGAATCTTCTAGAAGCCTAAGCTGATTTGCTGGCTTTAATGCTTTGTGGATATGAGAAATTACACGCTTTCTCTCAGGGTCCATCATACCAGACGTTACGTAAGATATTGCATCTGGGGAGATCTGTAGTGCCTCCTCCTTATTCAACATATTATTAGTCTGATACAAATAATATTCTTTAACACCCCTTATAATCTCTTTCTGAGACTTAGGATCTTTCTCTCTTATTAGTTCCTTTACCTTGCGTATTCTGGTAGGGTCAATATACCTAACTTCCAGAATACCCTTAGCAGATTGTTTCTCGTCAACTATAATATGATGATATAATCTACCATCAACATACCATTTACGGAACAAATCATGACCTTTAGTGTTAATCTTAGTCAGCTTAATAATAGTATCAAATTCATCTCTTATCTTATTAGAGATCGTCTTAGATACCTCAAGCTCGTCTAATGACAATGATACAGGCCCTTTCAATGAATCTGAAACTAACGATTCATTAATGATATCTTCTATAGCAGCATCACACTCAGTAATCTGAGCAGCTGATCTATATTTTAAAATAAGGTCTTTAGTGTCTTTGGCTTTATCACCATCAATATCAATATACTGGCCATAGTGATTGCCAGCCGATGCAATATAATGAGCACCCTCGTCATCCTCAGGAGCCACGAATGATTTCTTCTTGGCATCCTCGACTTCCGACTTATTGCGATTAATTGTGAATCCAAATATTTCAGCCATTACTTATACCTATTTCTACGACAATATCAGTTAATGGGGAGGATTGCCCTCCCCTATAATACATTATTTATAATGATACTATGAAGTGATTCCTGATGACTCCCAATAAGTCACCTGAAGCTCAACTGTAAACTCTTCAATTGTGTCTGTGGTGTCATATGACAGCTCAATTGCAGAAACGTTAGTTGGCCAAACACCCACGATATCATAATGCTTCAATGAATTACCAGCCTTATCAAGCTGATCAATACCCATATCAGCCATATATGTTGATGGGTCAGTAGCACCACCTCCAGTAGTATGGTTGTTGATATCGTTCATCCATTTTTCAAAAGCATTCCTTACCGACATATCAGTATCATTGATAATAGTAACAGTCCAAGGTTCGAACGTTCTATCACCAGCAATCTGTAACTGCCGACCACGAAATGGTACCATGATCGGTGCAATCACCGAAGATGGTAACGAAGCCGCTTTACACATAAAAGATGCTTTTTCGTTATCTACACTAATGCCATTAGGGAAGTTTAATGTTGCTTTGAACAGGTTAGCTCTTGCGCCACCACCTGTTAGTTTTGACTTAAAGTCATCTACGCCTAAAATACTCATATCTATTCTCCTTATTAACCAGCGATCTCAGTGAACTCTACACCAGTACGTGTAACTACAAAGTTCAATGTGATAAAGTTAATAGAACGTGAAGGCTTAACATATATACCAGCAACGAATTGGTTAGAATCTACGATTCCACCATCATTGTTAGTAGCATCACATACGACCCTAAAGTCTGTAACACCACGTCGTCCTTTAACATCTCTCAAGAAAGGTTCAACCATATTCTTAAACTGAGCTCTAGTAAATTCATCATTGAATTCAAACAACATTGAACGAGCAGCTGTGCTAATAGCCTTCTCCAATGTGATAAACAATCTACGAACGTTAATTCGATCAAATGCTGATGGCTTACCCGAGTTAGTCTTATCACCGAAAAGCATAGTTCCTTGACCAGGAATTGCGACGATCGGGTTGATACTAGCTTTATAAAGATCATCTCTCTCTAGCTGAGTGGGATTCCATACTAGCTTAGTTACACCACGGATTTGACCACGCGACACACCAGCAGGTGAGAACCATGGATCAGCAACATCGTCTGTAGCAGCCATACAACCAGCAACTGCACCAGCAGCACCAATATTAACATATACATCATTGTATTTATCATACACTTTAATAAGAGTAGAATCTAATACCGCATACGTAGACTTAGTGATTGCATTACCCCATGCCAACACATCAGTAGAATTTATTGCAGTTGAAACCGGTGATAAACATACAACAGCGTCTTTACGTAACTCAGCAAGTGTAACTAGCGTGTTAGCTAATGTAGTTGAAACAGAACCACCGATAATTAAATCAATATCGACTAATTCTTTATTAGAGAATACATTGTATGCTGTTTCTAATTCACCATCAGTTACTGAATGATCGTCTGTACCACCAGTCAATGAAGTAGAGATTACTGCAGAATGGGCATCCATTGCACCAGTAACAGCAGTAGATAATGCACCAGCTTCTGTTAAGTCACCTGAACTATGACCTGTCCACCATACCCATGCAGATTGTGCATTAAGAACATCTTTATAATAGTTATTCTCGCCGTTGGTCTTCTTAGCATCAGCTAACTGGGATACGTTTGCGAAGATTTCAAGTACAGTACCAGCAACGCCTGATATCGCACCGGTTGCATCTGAAACAACAACATGGAGCTCATCGTCAGTTATTGCAACACCTGCTGCGAAACTAGATGTTCCTGGAGCAGCAGAGAATAGCTTCTCATGCGCCCATCCCGTATATCCACCACCAGCACTACACACTTCCACTTTAAGTGCATTACCAGTCGTACCCGGATATTTAGCGGCCCATGTAGAACCTGTAGGGAATGAAACAATAGTTTCATAATTGTCTTTGTTTTTGATGACATCGTTAGCGACAGAGGCGCCAGCGTCATCGGCATTTAAATGCCCAGCTGCAGCTCGCACTACGCGTAATGCATTTGAATACATTAGATAGTTAGCTGCAACCAAAAATGATTTGTTAGTAGTAATATCCGGAGAACCAAATGTTGATAATAGTTCAGCTTCTGAACCAATATTTACGATCTCTTCAACTGGACCCCATGTAAATGGACCGGCAAATGCGCCAGTTGACGTTGATACGCCAGCAACAGAATTTGGAGAATCGATTTCTCGTGCCTGTACTCCAGGCGAAACTAGAAATGCCATACCTTTTTCCTCAAAAAGTTATTTATATGATACATGATAAGGATTATTCTCAATTCGATATTATTTATATTATAGCCGATTTTATGATGATATGGTCCACAAATCACCGGTAAATTCTGTATCTATCACATCCATATCCTCATCAACCGATACGATACCAAAAGGTATCATATCACTTTCAAGCTCAGCAACTCTTTCCCTATATAACATATTTTTAATATCAATATCAGTCATCTCGAGAAAGAATGGAGTTGATGTATACCACCCAAACAGTACTAAATTCATAACTAAATCATCATGCATTCCTGGCAGAGCTTCATATGACTGACCTCTCGCCGAGAATGCGGATAGTTCTATAATAGTTTCAGCATCATTAATATGCAATTTGCCTTGTTCTATAAGATCTTTTATATTCGAGCAACCTATGCGCTTGACCTTCTTTGTCATCGTCACACCAACGCCACCTAACTTGATTGCAGATTCTACATGCACGTTCTCATACTCTAAATCATAATATAGTCCATTACACACCACAGCTCCAGCATCATTGTTCTCTATAATAGTATATGCTTCATTAAAAGTCTTTGCATACTTGAATATAATGTCTGGGAATAATAGAGGTGATATCATATTATCACGATAAACCGCAACTTGGGTGAATGGTTCTTGTGTTATATCAATGATATTAAATGTAGAATAATCTTGGCCCCTACCCTTAGCAACATCGACAAACATTAAATATCTATGATTTTCCTTAGGTTTAGCATACACAGATACATTATTTTGTGTGTATATGGGGTTAATGGACTGTAGTGCAAGTAGCTTATCTGCATCTATGAGTGTAGATCCGGAAGTTATTACCTTGTTTCCAAACTCTTGATCGAATTGTATTTGTGAAGTGTTTGCTATAGTCTCTGCTTTCCATGCCTCGTCTCTTCCAGGCACATCCCACCAGTCAACCCTGAAGGGTGTGAAATTATTAGTACCTTGCACTGCACCTTCCCACAGTTTATGGAATACATTAGCTATACCATTGCGTGTGGATGTTATGATAACCTTAGTATTCTTACCTGATGATATTACTGGATATGTCGATGTATAGAACTCTGCATCATTTTCAACGAATGCAAACTCATCTAAGAATAGAAGATTAATAGACATACCACGAATAGAAGAACCTGATGTGGCAGAGGCTATTATACGGGAATTGTTTGAAAACTCAACAGATCCTTTATTTAATGCCTTACAACCTGGCTGTAGGAAGAATGGTAAATTCTCTAACATCAATGTGATACGCGATAGCATTTCCCTTGCAGTAGCGCCTTTGTTCGCAAGGATGGCTATAGTCTGCTCTGGGTGAAATACAGCATACCATAATATATAAGCAACTGATGATATCGACTTACCTGATTGTCTACATGCAAGCACAATAGAGAACCTATTGCTATTGAAGTGGGTAAACATATTTTCTTGGTAGTCGTATAGCTGGAAGGGGACCAGACCATTATCAAGGTTAATTACTTTAAGGTAGGTTTTAGCAAAATATATAGGACTTTGCATGCATTTGGCATATTCCTTTATATCACTCTCTGTCCATTGTTGCTGAATACCATCTCTTTTAATTAATGGATTACCTAAGTATGTGTCAGCTCTCTGGTTCATTAACTACCTCTTTTTCATTAGAAGCATCTGCAAGCAATCTCTGCAGATCAGTTGTTGAACCTATGAATAGATTGTTATTGGTCACACCATCCTTTGATGTATTGGTATCTGTAGCCGTGATTTCTTTCTTGGTTTTTTGCAGTTTAATAAGCCTATCATTAACATCAGATATATCTTTGATCATTTTACCGAGCACTTCAAAAGCACGAGGATGCTGAGTTTCTTTAGCTAACTCGAGCATCTCTTCTATGGCCTCTTTTCCTGAATCAATTAGATCATAATAATTAGATCTAGAATATTCATAATCTGCATTTATATCTTTGGTGGCCTTATCAGTCTTCGTCGAAGAAATCAATGGTTTCTGTATATCCATAATTATCGCCTATCCCAGCATCCGCCGGATTAGTTGTTGTGGTTATCGTAACTGCTGGTGATGATTTACCGGTCTCACTTATACTAGTTTTAGTAGTACGTATTGTGGCATGTTCTACATCCACAGGCCCGAAGAAATTGACTTTAATATCAAAATCTAAAGTATATATGATAGCTCTTCTAGATACAAAATCGCCTTCATATTCATCAGATAACCCAACTGATGTTAGCGTGATAGGTACATCAGATTTAATATCGGTTAGACCAGGAATATTCTTAACAGATACAGTGTAACTTGGTTGGAAGTATGGTATAATCTGTTCAATTATCTGCAGACCATCATCCTGTGTCTTAGACATGACGCTTAATTGAACGCCTATTGTATAAGGCACTGCAGTGTATACCTTCTTCCTTTTGTTGGCGTCAGAACCTGATATATCAAAGGCAGTAGTTTTAGGTAACTGCCTAGTACTATCATATGACATTGACGCTATTTCAAAACTCATTCTCGGCAACTTAATGGCCAAAGGTGTGTTTCTGAGATCAGGAGACTCATCAAGCCTCGCTAGGAATTTCTGCTTAGGGCCATACGCCAGAGGCACCTTCATCTGATCTTTGACATTACCTGCCGAGTCCTTACGGATAACATGAATATCATTAAACATCGTGCCGAATACCGATACCAGTCTTCGTATGGTTTGGTGGTAGAAATGATTATTATTTAACATTATAGTTCACCGAATGGATTTGATTCTGCAAAGTCTAAGATATCATTTCTTTCTGTATCAAACTCTGCATTCTTATTAAATGAGTCACCAAATGAATCTACTGTTGATACCACATTCCAAATAGCACCAGTTGTACCACCGGTAATATTAATACCAGTCGCTATACTATGTTGCTTATTATCAGAAGCTCTAATGTGTGATAGTGTCATTTCGGCATTAAGACTATTGAAGTATATGCATTCACTAGTAATGATAGTGCCGTCTGATAATGTCTGAGTGACAGTCTCACCGACTTTGAAGTCTATTCCATTTGAATTATCGATAACCAACTTCAAACCATACGAATATGTATCATCAATCACATCTACTGCACTAATACCAGTATCCATAGTTTCATTTGAATATTCAAACTTCTCAATTCTTAACTTATATGTAGGCCATTGGCTTAATTGGTAGAATGGTTGTTCATGCTCAACATGTGCAATCTCAAACAAACTATTTGATAGTGGAAGGTATATAAGATCACCCTCAGAAGGCCTGCTATTATTAATCATGTTATTCTGAATGCCTATCAATTGCTCCCAGCGATAACGTGATACTACTAATGTGGCTTGGTCTCTGATCTCAACACCGAATTTGGCAAATAGATCACCTTCACCATCAAACCCTTCAGGATTTTCAATATACATTTCTATATTATATGCAGCATCAAATGTAGAGGCTATGGCTTCACCCATAATCTCATCACGATTAACTAATGTCCGTGGAATGTATGTAACATCCTGACCATACATCTTTAATGATTCAATTAGCAGATCTTCATATAACATCTGCTCCGATCTAACTTTAGGACTGAAAAAAACGTTAGTAGCCATATAACTATCCTACCATAAAATCAACAGGTTCTTCATAATTCACTTGCATCATCTCTCGAATTAATCTAATCTCTTCTGTAGCATCGTCATATAACTGACGACCATTCATTGTAACCCCACCAGGAAGTTGCATACCCTCAAACTTGATGAGATTAGCACCCCATTGTTGTTTGATAAGAGCTGTTGAATATTGCTTTAGGAACATATCGTTATATACATCTGAATAAGAAGATGCATCAACAATGCGATAACATTCCATTACTATGTAGTCATTTTCCTTTAACTCAGTACCCCATTGAACATCAATGGATAGCTTATTTGTATGTCTATTATACCTAATGCCTTCAGCAGACCCAACACGATGTCTCAACAGCGAGAGATTCTGTTGAGACATCTCATACTGTGCAATAGAACCAGTTGAATTCCTCATTAGGCTATTCATAGTACCTAGCATATACTGCCAGTTATCTGAATGCCATGCTGATGAGTTCATACCGATTGGTAGTATTTTAACTACAGCTGTGATATCATTGCCCACAGTGACATACTCATTAGTAATATCGGCTGCAGTTAACTGATACTTTATGTAAGTATGTTCTATAGCATCTGAATGATATTCCTGGTAGTATTGAAGGGCCTCGTCAATGCGATCAGAAACCTGATCGTCATCAACGTTTATTTCGATTACGGGAGCACCCAGTCTTCTTAGACAATAATCAATAAGTGTAGCACGAGTTGTTGGAGCAGCCATAAATATCTCTCATATTTGTTATTCTTATGTATATTTATATAAAGCTAGATCTCATATATTGGCATCTTAGAAGATTCATGAGAATCCTCATATTCACCATCTTCATCAACACAATCCATAACTATCTGATAACCCCATAAATGCTTCATATGCTCTAGAACTGATGCAGTGTTAGTATGCAATAACTTACCAGAATGGATCTGATGTAATAATGTTAACACCCTATCTGTCTTGAAGTTTGCACCCACGACTGTTATGTCAGGAATGAAGTTAATGATTTCATATTGAGATGCTAACGTATCACGAATATGTTTATATCCTCTAGTATCATGGATAGCAGACACTTCATAGTCCTTAGCTCTTTCTTGGTTATCGAGGGTGAACATCTTAAAGTCGCGCATTAACTTCGGGCTCAAGAACTGCCTAATAAACGATTCATCCCTATAATTATCAACAGCATCATGGCATACTTCTAGCCAATCACCACCTGCCCAATCTGGGAACCACTCACGATCTTCTTCAGTAGGATCTTCACAAATCCTCTTAATATCCATGAACATAGCAAATCCTAATGTGTAGGGATTCCATCCATTAAAGTACTGAGAGTCAAAGTCATCCATTCTTAACACTGATGTGTGAGTATGGATAAATTCTAAATATGAACCTTCAGTGATCTGATTAGTCTCATATAACCGATTCATGATATAGTAATGTGAGAACGTTGCCCAGCCTTCATTCATCACTTTAGTCTGGTACTGAGGATAGAAATATTGTGCAACCTTACGGACTATACGCACAATCTCTCGTTGCCAAGGTTTCAATATAGGTGAGTTCTTCTCGATAAAATATAATAGATTCTCTTCAGGATCAGTTATATTATACCCGAAGTTTTCCATCACCTCAAGTTCTTCTTCGGTAAGCATATCCTCAAGAGTTCGATCTTCATCAGATTTCATTACTGGGACTGTTCGCCACAGGTCATTGAAGTGAGATTCGATATACTCTTCACGTTGTTTCTGTTTTTCTTTCTCATCCTTCGCATTCAATTTATTATGTTTATATTTGAATACACCATTCTGAGACAGAGCGTGTGCAGCATCAAGTACAGTCTCTACAGACTCTATACCATATTGCTCTTCACATTTAGTGATATAATCCCTAGCAAAGATTAGGTAGTCTACGATATGGTCTGCCTGAGTCCACTCCTTAAACAGATAGTTATTCTTAAAGAAGTGATTATGACCGAATGCTGCATGGGCAATAACAGTAGTCTGTGTTGTTATGGAGTTTTCTTCCATAAGATAATTAATGCAAGGATCTGAATTGATTACAATCTCATAAGCTAATCCAGATTTACCCTTCTTATAATCATGAGATTCCCTTACAAATTGTTTACCGAATGACCAATGTTTATAATATATGGGAAGACCCACAGTAGCATAAGCATCTAACATCTGATCAGAGGATATAATCTCTAACTGATTGGTATAGGTATCAAGCTTCAATTCATCCTTTGCTATCTTAGCACAGGCTTCGTATACACGGTCTAATGTTTCAAAATCCCATTCATTTGATTCGTAAAGTAGAGTCATTATATATTCTCCGTAGAAAAGATTTCCCTGAATATAGGTACTATATCCCTAGCACTCATAATCTTCTTGGCTATGAGATTATTATTATCTCTTGATGCACTTACCATAGTACCCCACAGGTCAGATGATGTATGAAACTCATTATCTATTTCAATATATGAATATAGGTTACATCTTCTAATGAGTTTACTTAAATATAACCTATAATTATGCATATCGGAGGCAAAGTTATCACCATCAGATGCTTGGGTCATGTATATATTCCACTCATTCTCTGGATACCTTTCTGATATAATATCATCAGCTAAGTTAAGACCAGTCGATGCCATAGTACCACCAGTCTCCTTATCATAGAAGAACTCATGCTCAGTACATTCTTTTGCTCTGGTATGATGTCTAATAAAGACTATATCAATCCTCTCATACTTACGTTCAAGGAACAGGTACAATAATAGATAGAACCTCTTAGCTAGTTCTTTCTCCCTAGTACCCATAGATGCAGATACATCCATGACGCATACCATAACGGCAGCAGTTATAGGTTTGGGGGTCTTAGAGAAGTTATTATATCTAAGGTCAATAGGGTCAATAAAAGAAACAGCACGTGCTTTGATTTTGAGAGATCTGATCTCAGACTCAATTTCCTGATAACGACACCACTGGGAAGTTCTTTCCTTCTTACCCACCGGCAATGTGCTAAAAAAAGCATCCAACTCCACAAGTTCTGCCTCAAGTTCCCTTATCTTTTTATTTTTTGGGAACTTCAGTGCAATACGACGACCCAAGGAATTTATCATCGACTGCTCGAGGTTCATGTTTGCTGGATTACCCACTGTGGTAAAGCCTGCACGTGCGTGTTCAAAAACGGTTAGATCAGGTTGACCTTTCTGATCATCTAGGTTTGGTAATTCAAGGCCGTCGAATACTATAGATAGATATTCTTCTCGCGTCAATGAGAATGCAAAATCATCCTCACCTTCACCTGAGTCTGAAGATCCGGAACCACCCGGACCTCCTGCACCACCTTCTGGTTTTGGTATTAGATCACCAGGAACGAAGTCTTTATTTCCAGGAAGAACGAAATCATAATCCCCTGAAGATGGGTCATGGCCAAACTTTGGCTCTTGCACACCATCAATAGGGATTCGAACATCTTCATCAGACTGATCAGAGATTGACCTGTCTATGATATTCTCTTTAATTTGCCTCTCTATAGACCTCTTAGCTCGTCTAATAAATCGTTGGCGATTACTTAGATTCTTACCCTTCGGATTCTTCCGTCGGTCAATGATATACTTGCCCATAACGAGTACCTCCTTTTATGAGCTCTTCTGTACACGCATATACCATTCAACTAATCTACGAACTTGGCGATTAGAATATCCCTTCTTCACGAGCCTTTGTACAAAATCATTATGCTTCTTCTGATCATCTTCAGAACCCTTTGCACTGAATGAAATGATAGGAAGTAGTTCTTCGGTAGAAGCAAACATCTTCTTCTCAATGATCTCACGAAGCTTCTCGTATGAGTTCCACTTAGGGTTATCACCTTTATTCTTAGCTCGAGCTCGGATAACAAAGTTAACCACTTCATTACGGAAGTCCTTAGGATTAGAAATGCCAGCTGGCTTCTCAATCTTCTCAAGCTCTTCATTTAGAATCTTACGGTTAAATAGGTTACCAGTATCAGGATCTTTGAAGTCAATATCTTGAATCCATGAATCTGCATACTCAACATAACGATCGAATAAGTTCTGACCATAATCAGAGTATGATTCCAAGTAAGCCTTTTGGATTTCATTGCCGATGAACTCAGCGTACTTAGGCGCAAGGTATTCTTTAATGTATTCCATTAAGGTGCTTTCAACATCTTCAGAGTATTGCTCTCTTCGAATTGAATCTTCTAATACATACATTAAATGAATAGGATCTGCGGATACTTCTTCAGCATCAAAGTTGAATGTCTTAGAAAGGATCTTGAATGCAAATCGTGTTGATATGCCATCCATGCCTTCATCGACACCAGCCATATCGCGATACTCTTGGATAGACTTAGCTTTAGGGTCTGTATCCTTAACATTGTCACCATTGTATACACGTAGCTTAGACATCTTATTAGAGTTTTCATGCTCATGTAAACGTGTAAGTACTGTAAATCGTGCTAGCATATTAAGCGTTTCTGGTGCACAAGTATCAATATCAAGGCCTGAATCAGCTAACATCTTATCATAGATTTTAACTTCATCATCTACCCGTAGGCAGTATGGAACCTTAATGACACAAATACGGTCAATGAACGCTTCATTATTCTTGTTAGATTTGAATGTCTGCCACTCTGATTCGTTAGAGTGGGCAAGAACTACACCATTGAATGGTATGGCAGAGATTCCCTCTGTACCAATGTAGTTACCTTCTTGGGTAGCAGTAAGTAATGGATGGAGAACCTTAATAGGTGCTTTAAACATCTCTACAAATTCCATGATACCTTGGTTGCCTCGACATAAAGCACCTGAGTATGCATAAGAGTCTGCATCATTCTGAGAGAAGTACTCTAGCATGCGGATATCAGTCTTACCCACTAAGCTGGAAATGTCTTGGTTGTTTTCGTCACCAGGTTCAGTTTTAGTAATACTGGTCTGAGTTAGTTTAGATGGCCAAATCTTAGCAATCTTAAACTTTGAGATATCTCCACCGAACTCTTCAAGACGTTTAAGTGCCCATGGTGACATTAACCCAGACACGTATCGTCTGTTGATACCATAATCTTTCTCTAATTTTGCACCGAACTTAGTGGGGTCAAATAGACCAAGAGGAGATTCAAATACCGGAGAGATATTGTCTTTATGATCACCTTCGGCAACCAGTGTATAGATTGGATGCGCTTCCATAAGAGACTTGAGAGTCTCTGCGATAGATGACTTACCACCACCCACAGGACCCAATAGATATAGAATCTGCTTACGTTCTTCTAGACCCTGAGCTGCATGTTTAAAGAATCCCACAATACGTTCCACGGCGTCTTCCATGCCATAGAAGTCTTTAAATGCTGGATATACTTTAAGTGTTCGGTTGAGAAAGATTCGTGATAGTCGTCGATCCGTAGATGTGTCGACCATTTCAGGTTCGCCGATTGCCGCAATCATTCGTTCTGCCGCGGTGGCATAAGTTAACGGGTCCTTTTTACAAAGTTTGAGATAATCCTCAAACGACATAAATTCCGTTTCGCTCGACTTCCTGTCAGTTGTAAAATCGTCAAATATAGACATAATATTGTACCTTGGTGGATTACTAATAGTATAATTATATATACATCTTAATTATACCACACTTTAGGTTATATGTACACCTTTATCTTAGATATATAGCAACACCTGAGATTATGCCTACAGTGACCAATAGTCCGCTCATGACCTTAATACCCAGCACCATGGAATCTTCTATCTCTTGTTGGCGAATATATTTTTTCTTAGCGAGTTGCTTAGCAGCTTCTTTCTGCTCTCTGGCGTACTCGGCACGAAATTGTATAAAATCGTGATAACCCATCAATTGCTGGCTATTAAGTAATTCTTTTAATTCTCCTTCCTGCCTACGTAATTGCTGCTGAGCTTGCCAAGCTTCTAATGCAGAGTTTTTACCCTTTGCCGCGACTTCTTTAGCTATATCATTCTCAGCTTTGAAGTACTTATAAACTGCATCACCAGCATCTAACATAGACTTGCCGTTCAACAGCGTCTTCTTAATCACTGAAAATGCTGCGTTGGCAGCTGCTAGTTCAACTAACATATCCATAACCTCTTTGAGTAACTTAGGGTTTCATATGGAGCTTTTGGTGGCTGTACAGGTATATAGTCATGATCGCGTATAGACTTTGGCTCGACTACATGAACCATACCCAGTGGCGCTGTCGAAGGCGCTGTATGAATGGGGTATAGCTCGGTGGTAATTATTTTGTGTTTCTCCTATTTATATCTGCCGCATACTTACTACTAGTTGTATCCAAAGGATTCATAAAACCATGGATATGATCCTTTGATCTTATCTGAAGTTTCTTTACCCAATATCTCTTCATAATCAGATGGCAGAGCACTTACTTTATTCCTTATTGTATGGTCACCAAAAGCTCCATACACACTATCATCCTCCTTTGTGATTTGTGCTACATCTTCAAAGTTATGATTATGTGTAGGCACATTGAGAAATGCATAGACCCTATTCATTTCTTCTTGTGGATTAGATGTGAGATCTTCATATCGCACAAACAATATAGGCTTCTTCTGTAAGATCACCTCATACAAACGATCGAGGGCTAATCCAACTGGTTGAGAGCGAGCCCAAATACCTACACGTTTTTCTGTAGTAGTACCCTCCATGGCACCGTCATTGATGATACCGGTAGAAGTCTTTTGTGACTTACGATGTTGTTTTTCCATTGAACTGAACACATCTCGTAGGTCTCGTACCATACAAATCACTTTAGGATTTTCCTGATAGAAATTAATGAAGTCATAATAGACTCCCCAACCTCGGCTCTTATCAACAACATAAGATTTATCAGTAATAGCATTAAAGAATCCTTTAACACCTGCCCCACAAAAAGCTTTAAAGCCAGCTTCCATCTCTGCAGAATCTTGAGCTTTAAACTCCGGGGAGGTATCGAAATTAGCTCTCGCACCGAACACCAACTCTAGTACACCTGATGTAGGTGTAACGTAAAAATCCGGATGCTGTCCTAAGATATTTTGTAATAACGTAGACCCAGCTCTAGGGAGTGATGCTTGATAAAATATTTCTTTCATTATATAATGCCTGTTTAATTAATCATATATATTTATACTCGTATCAATTAAAGCTTGGTAACTTGTATTTAACCAGGCTTAGGGTATTTATCTTTGATGACTTTAATGTCAGCTTTCCAAGCGTCTAGGCCATTGTGGTAGATATTATCTAACTGCTCGGCTAGTGCTGGATATTCAGATAGACGACCGTCAAGCCATGCTCTAGCATCTTGCTCGGCTTGTGCTGCTGCACCGTCTGCTAGACGTTGGTTGTTTTCTGCTGTGGTAAGCTCGATGCGCTCACCATTTACTAGTTTAAATACGTTTGTGCTCATGTTATTGGGCCTCTTCTAATACTTTGATTTTTTCGGATAGTTCTTGAATCGCTTTTATCATCGGCGCGATTAACTCTTGATAGCCTATGGATTTAACATCAGTGCCGCCGTTTAATGAGTGGTCTTGGTATCCACCAAACTCAACACCAAGATCGTCCATGACCGCTTTTACTTCTTGAGCTATTAATCCTTGATGTAAGCGATTACGCTTTTGTGAGCCATCTTTAACAGTGGGGCTTAAAACGGTTTCCTGTCTTTGCTCGCCATCAGTATTTTCTGTCGTTATTTCTGAATCGGTGAAATAGTCCTCTCTATAATCCCAACGGTACTCAACTGGCCTTAGCTTTGATATAAAATCAAGACCTAATGAAGTGTCGGCTATGTCAGCTTTATCCCGTTCATCTGATCGGTTTTGGATAGAACCGTATGCGTATGTCGTTGTAGACGAGTTACCTAGCTGAACTTGGTTGCTGCCAGATACGCGGCTGTTATAACCAAGACCCGCCGAGTTAGTTATACTTGTAGCACCTGTGCCATCCTGCATATATTTAAGTGCATCAGCACCAATCGCAGTGTTCTGTGTGATAGCACCCGATACAGAACTAATCCCCCATAGAGCGTAAGAGCCTAAAGCAGTATTTTGTGTGCCACTATTTACATAATTTCCAGCAAGACTACCAACATACGTGTGCTTGGTTGACCCATACATCTTTTCGCCAGTGGACGCTCCAACGCACACATTAAGGCCACCGCCCGTCATACCCGCTCGTCTGCCAATGACTGTGTTCTCTTCGCCTGAAATCGCATTACCCGCATAATCTCCAATTGCGGTATTTTTATTAGTGTGGCTGCTACTATGTAGGGTGTTAGCACCTACCGCCGTGTTATTTGAACCACCGCCGTTGTAGCCACTTTCTAAGCCGATATAAACGCTATTGCCCGTACTGTTCGAGTAACTTCTTGCAGCGTAAGAGCCTATAGCTACGGTAGAATTTAAAGTAGTTGTGTTACTGGCAGCATTAGAACCTAAAGCTACTGAATATTGTCCAGTAGTCACCTTCTTTGCGGCGTTTTCACCGATAGCCACGCTATCTATAATATTAACGGCATATTCAAAGGCTCTATCGCCTATGGCAATATTTGCTGCCGTTGTTGCCGTTTGCGAAGTAAGCGCTGTATCGTCCGACGAAATGGCAATTGAATCACCTTTAAACTCACCTACACCACCGCCTCCAGCGTTGTCCAAAGCCCCTGCTACAACATCACCTGACGAGTCTAAGAGTGCTGCTAAATTTCTTGCTGTGCTCATGTTGTTCTCCTATGAATTTTTGATGCCGTAGAGTGTTATAAAGCCGCCACCAATGGTTCCACTGTTCGGTGATATCTTTATTTTATTCACCGACGATGATGCCAAAGGTATTGTTGAGAAAAACAATGTAGGTCGATTTTCGTAATTTAGAGACGCATTTGCAGATGAACTTTCCCCTCTAAGCGCAGTACCTTCACTTAAAGTCGTAAGGTTAATTTCTCCACCCAATGACGTTGAACCCGCCCCTGTTTTCGCTATGGTTAAATATGACGGGGACGACGCCGAAGTTATTACATTCGTAGTGCTGGGGCGGTATGTCCGTTCATGCTCAAAATATGATGAAATATATGTAGAGCCGTTGTCTTCGGAGCCTGTTAGATGGATGTTAGTATACCCCCCAAGACCGTTCATATTGTAAATCAATTTATATACGGTATACCCCGTTAAGCCCATCTCTATTGATGCTGTTCCACTGGATATTGCAATATTCTCTATTTCCTCCCACGCACCCCCGCCCCCACCAGCACTCACAAGCACACCATAAGCCACAATCTGCAGCGTATCGCCTGTTGATGCCCCTGT